TTAATGCTGCATAAAACCAATCCCAAACTATGGAGTATTGCTGTACTATGCATAATATGATGGTTATAATTGAAAATGTGAAAGATAAAACTAGTAGTTTAGTATTGTTTTTCATGTTCGCTGCTCCTTTTTAGGTCCATCAAAATCAACCCCTACGCCTGAATATTGACCATGTTCGTCATACTTGATGTAATACCGATATACTGGGCTATTAATCATCTTGTCAATCATTTTAGAAAATCTAGCACTTGAAAATCTTCTTTGCTTCTTCTTGCGTGATTTGTATTTTGTACGTCCAAATGTTCTGGGACGTTTAGGGAGTTTTCTCATGTTTCAATCTACCTCTTCCTTTAATAATTGCTTTAGTAGTTCTTCATTATCTTGCAGCCATTTAAGCAAATTAAGTGCAGTTGATGGTTGCATCCATTGTACATATTTTTCATCGTCTCCATAGGGACTTCCCCAGCTTGCTATGAGTGCCACCATAGGTTCATGCATCATTACCAGATTATTGCCAGTATTGCCAAATTGTACTTTCCGTGGCACATACCGCTTACGTGTGCGAAATCCTACAGCCAGCGGATAGAACCGTTTTTGACAAATAGGCACTATTGTCTCTTCCCATTTGCTCATGCCTCACTCTCCTCTTTCTTGACACGATGAAACAATTCAGATTTGCTATGTGCTCTTGTCCATTCGCCTGACTTCTTTTCATGCACATCATAACCTAATCTGCTCAATATTTTAGTTAAAGTATTTATCTCCTCTACCTCCTTTTGTGTGATAAATATCCTCTTCTCTAGTTCGTAGATGCGAAATCCTAGAGCTTCAGCAATAGTTAGCTTTTCTTGCTTATTGTTGATCCATATCTGCTCTTGCTCTAAAAATGGTAAATAGTTAGGGATAATAACATGTCCCTTCTTCTGTGCAGATTGCTCCTGTATGTTCAATTGGTCTGCCATTTGTCTTGCTCCTTCTCTTTAGCTCTAACCAAGCAAGAACCTCTCTAGCATCTCTTGTATAAATCAACTATTTATGTCCTTCATGAAAGTAATATCTGCCACTTTGCATAATCTGCTCATATGCTTGTGCTTATTGTATGCTTCAAGCATGTCTAGTATCAAACATGGAATATAGCCGATGAGTAAGATGAGTATACCAACGAACATAGCGACAATATAGAGTATGAATAGTAATAGAGTGATGATAGCGTTATTGATGTGTTTCATTTGTCCTTTTCCTGTTTCCAGAGTTGAAATAGGGCATTGTACTCTTTCAACTCTTTTGCGCATACTGTGTCTATTAGATTGTTTGTAAGATCAAGAAGTACTGATATGTTTGCTAGTACTGCATTCTTTTGCTCCTCTTCTGGAGTGCAGGCATAAGTATGTACATCACTCTTGAGATTATTTGCTTGTGTTGCAATCTTGGATGCTAAATCAAGCATTTGCTCAGTTTTCATTGCTTACTCACTTGCTCTGAAATATGTGTCCCATATTCAGCACTAAGCTTCTCTAGAGTTTCATGACTAATCCACCCGCTTATCCTGCCGTGCTCAAAAAGATAGATGAAGGCCGTCTCGACGTGTCTAAGGTAGGCTGTTTGCTCTTCCTCAGTGAGCTCATCCCAAGTTAGAAGAGGACCGTCAAGCTCTGTATTGGTTGCTTCGTAATCTGCTACGTACATCCTATAGGCCATGTGCTCACTGTGCCTCAACATTTTCTCTTGCTCCTCTTCTTCAATTGCATGCTGCAGCAGTCCTAATTTCTCTAGCTTCATCCGGTGTCTAGGTTGTGGTGTAGATTTGCCTTGCTCCCACCTGATAACTTGTCTAGCAGTAACTCCCACTGCGTTGGCAACCTCAAGCTGGGATAATTTTAATTGTTTGCGTGCTATTTTCAGGGAGTGCATGTGCTCTTGTCCTTTCCAGGGAACGGCACTAACATTAGGCAACTTCCTAACAGCCATGTTCGCAATGCATGGTATTCTGGTGTCTCTGCTGAGAACCGCATCTCCTCACTAGCAAGGAATTGCCTTCCGTATGCTTCTTTATCAATAGATGACAAAATAAGCATAACGCTATTGTCATCGCTAAAATCTACATAAACAATATCAGATGTGTTGATAAATAAATTCCCTAGTTGGATGAATTGTGGCATTAGTTATCCTCCTTGGACCATGTTGTAAGATCTGGTATCCTCTGTACAGTCTCTTCAATTCCTAGCACGTCAAGATCTTTGGGGTCAATATGCTCTACTGTGTGCTTTACGAGGTCATAGTCACATTCTGCAATGGTCTCAATGATGCCTTGCCTTGTCTGCTCAGCTTCTTTGTCTCTTCCCTGATATGATCCGTCAGACTCTTGTATCATTAAATTGCTGAATTGATCATAGAGCTTTTCGTAGACAGTCTTGGCGTGTCCTGAAAACTGTGTATTCTGTTTTAGGGATATTTCTGTCATGACTTGTACTCCGGATTCAGTTTTGATACCTCTTGCCCAACATCCTGGATATTGATATTCGCCATGGCAAGCTTTTCATTGATATTGCCAAGCATGTCGAGTATTTGGATTAAGAGATAAGTTTGAGCTTCAAGATGTATACATTTTGCTAAATTAATATGGGCAGACTTTAATGCATCAACTGAACTAGGATTATCCATGTCTACGACATGAAGCACGCTAGCTTCCATGAATAGCTCTATTTGCTTACGAAGGTCTTTCATGTTTTATTACTCCTTAGCCTCTTGCCATGCAAATATATTGTGGTGTTTGTACTGCGATAGATACTAGTTTGTGCTCTTTCTCTTTGATTTGAGACTTAGTAGCCTTGTCCTGCTTCTCTTTGAACTTGCGCTTTAGCTCCTCAGCGTTTAGGTGTCTTAATCTTGTTTCAAGTGCAATCACTCTTTACTCCATACGCTTTCAATGCTGCTCTACAAACTAACTTGGGTGTCCAAGATACAACCTGCTTCCAAGCAACAACAAGGGCATCAGGATTGAGATAGTCAGTGATTCCCAATGCTTTCCAGAAGATTTGTTTTCTGATTTTTGCATCCCAAATATCATCTGGCAACTCATCGATGTTTTTGAAGATCTGCCATGCCGCATGCCAATCTGTAGAGTAATGCGGTACAAGTTCTCTGCCTTCCGTAAGCAGTATTGTCCCATCAAGAAGCTTGCGTTTGAACACGATCTGTGCGACGATTGCATTTTTCTCAATAGGTGTCATATCATCCCAATTCACTTTGGTCTCCTTTCGATTGCTTCACCGTGGTCCCTTTCAGCACTTCTTCTATACACGTGCAGTGCTCAACTGGTTTAAACCGAATGTTCAACATTTCAGGCTTAGGAGAACTTTCAGGACTCACTAGCTCATAAAATGGTGTTGAGATGATAGCTGTTACATTTCCGGTTACCTTGCGACAATAGCCGCAAATAGAGAGTCTAGTGCCTTGCATGGCAGTAACGTAAATAACCTTTGCTTCATTTGCCACCTTTCATCTCTCTTTCTCTTTTGAGGGCTTGAAGCAGCATGTCCTCTTGGCTCAATCCTTCATCGATCATGCCCATACACTTTTCTAGTATTTGATGTGTAATTCCTTGCAAGACGACTAATTTGCACACGCTAGTCATAGATGTGTCTTTTGACAGTTTTTGCACACGTTCTGCAATTGCCTCTGCTAAAATATAACTGTCTGTGTCATCTAGCTCAATGGTGATCTTGTCTTTGTCTGGTGATGTATTGACATTTTTCGAATAACTTTTCGCTTTTCAATCACATAACTTTTCGTCGCCTAGCTCCACATTGGCATGTGAGGCTGATCGAAGGCTAGAAGTAGATGACCGGCTCAATCGCATAACTTTTCCAGACCTCGCCGAAACGTTTGCATGGCTCAGTTGCCGTCTAACGAAAAGGCAAACGCACCGTTTTTAATCACATAACTTTTCGTCCAGTCGTCTGGAAGCGCTTCTAGAGCGGCGTTGTTTCAATCGCATAACTTTTCGTTTTTATCGGATAACTTTTCCTTGTGGGGCAAAAACAGAGAAAACTCGTACCAAATACTCTTTGAAAACGGTGGACACATTAGGCAGAAAAGTTATGTGATAGAAGCACACCCGTTTTCGCACGCTTTACAGCTCCAATGGGTCGGAAAAGTTATCTGATAGAGGCGAAATTTTATCTGATAAATGTCATGTATTTTGTTCGTTGCTCATAAAATATCTCCTATGGCTTCCAGTTTTTCATCGTTTTAGCTGCTTTGTTGACATCGTAAAAGTGCATGCCTGTATCCGTTGATTCCATGCCTGGAAAACGCTTCTGATAGTCCATCTCCAGATAATCACACTCTTGGATGAGGGCTTTCTGATAGTCTTCTAAGGTTAAAATGCCTTTCTGGAAAAGCACTTGTAGAAGAGCCGAGATCTCAACTCGCAAAGAAATAGTTACAGCTCTATGCTCCTGTGTAGCATTGTCTATTGATGTGTCCGTACCTTGACTCCAGATTGTTAATGCCTGATTGAAATCCTCTTGTGAGAACTCAACCCCTATGAGGATTTGCTTCAGTGCTGAAATCTCCAGACGCTCTAGGATCGTGACTTCCCTATGATCTCTTACGGCATCAGATTCGGGATCTCCTAATGGTCGGGTCCCTAGCTGCCACCCGCAAAAAATTGTCCTCCATTTAGTTACTTTATTAAGTGCATTGAAGCATTTTTGTGCTAAGGCATTCTCGTTCATGATATTCTCCTTCTATTGTGGCTTGCACCATAAGCTAATTTGTTTTCTAATCTCGTTTAAAGCATCAACTTTTGCTTGATGCTTAGCGACATCAACTGACTTTCTTTGAGCATCTTGAGTGTCAAGGTTGCTTATAGCTGCATTTACTTCTCTGAGAGACTCCGTGATGTTTTTCTGATGCTCCATGATCTTTTTGTCGATCATGTCAAGCACTTTTGCTTTTTCAATCATGATTAAAAATCCTTTCTATAACTTGGTGATAAGTTTATCCATCCAGTGAAATACTGATGAGACTTAGTCTCGTAGCTTCTCAGAGGCGCGTCCTCTGAACCCCATTTCCTGGGGTAGTCTCTTGCTTATGCAGCGTCTAAGCCGCGTTTTAGTATGTTGAGAGCAGCATTGTGATCACGGTCAAGAACTAGCCCGCAACTTGAACAAGTATGTGTACGTACACTCAAGTCCTTGTGCGGTCCTTTGACGCCACAGCCACTGCATACTTGGCTGGTATTCCTGGGATCGACTCGTAGCACTTGAGTACCAGCACTCGCAGCCTTGTACTCGCACATTGCTATGAACATTCCCCAGCCAGCATCTAATATACTCTTATTCAAACCTGCCTTCTTGCTAGCTCCATTAGGAAGATATTTCCCGTTCTCGTCCTGCTTAGGTCTTGGCCTCTTGCTAAGATTGGCAGGTTGAATATCTTCAAAAACGATTGTTTCAAAGGTGTCTACTAGTATTCGAGATTGTTTGTGCAGAAAATCTTTTCTTTGGTTACGTATCTTTCTATGAGCCCTGGTCACTTTCTGAACAGCCTTTTTACGACGGTTCGATCTGCGTTTCTTACGAGAGAGAGCTTGTTGTGCATTCTTAAGTTTCTGCTCGGCACGTCGGTAGTGCCTCGGATTCTCTATCGTTTGTCCAAACGAGTCGGTTGCAAAGTGCAAAAGCCCCAAGTCTAGCCCTATTGCGAAATCAGTGTATGGTAGTTTCTTACATGTTTCCACTTCACAAGAGAACACCACATACCATTCATCTCCTTCTCGTTTGAGCGTCATTGTTTTAATCTTCCCCTCAATTGGTCTATGCATCTTGACATTGATAGGGCCGACTTTGGAGAGGATTAACTTGCCTTTCTTTTTCTCTCCAATCTCTAGTTTCCAGTTCGATAGGTCTGGATAAGTAAAGCTGTCATAGTGATTCCGACCTTGAAATCTTGGGTAGCCGGGTGTCTCACCATTCTTGATCCGTCTAAAGAAAGCTTTATAGGCTTTCTCGACTCGCAGTATCACATCTTGCAAGACATGGCTAGCAATCTCTTTATATTCAGGTCTCACGTCTGCCTTGATCTCGGTTAAGCTGCGACACTGCTCAACCCAGCTAATGGACTTCTTGGCATACTTCCAAGCTTCTTTACGCTCTTGCAAAGCCGCGTTATACAGTTCTCTGCACCTGTCAAGTGTCCACTGAAGCTTCTCAGTAGTTGCTTTATTCGGATAAATGCGGAACTTGTATGTCTTATTGAGAAGGTTGAGTTTCTCTGCCTTAGCCATATTGTGGTTTTTCCTTGCTTCTTGACATCTATGTCTTCGCCAAGTATTATATGTGAATAATATACCTTCTTGAGGTACAGATTTATTATATCGTATATTTTGTACCCTGTCAAGGTATAATTTTGTTATGGGAGTATTTTCATGGTCAAAGAAAAAAAGTTCAACCCTGTCCGATTTCGAGGTTTGATGAATCCGAAAATAAAGGCAAAAGGGTACAAAAGCGTTGTTGATTTCAGCGCTCAACATGGTTTTCGGCGCAACGCCTTGGCTAGAGCAATGATCGGTCAAGTTGTCCCCAAGAGGGAAACCCTGAATGCGTGGTGTACAGCATTGGAGTGTACACCACAGGAACGAGCTGAAATCATTGCCTCTGTGTATGTTGATCTTGGGAATGAGGGATAGCTTGTCTTTCATTTCCAGACTCCAGACACGGCTATGAAGAGCTGTCCAGCATTTTTGCAAGTCTGCCAACTTATCAGCCAATTTGCTCTTAGTTGGTTAAGTTCATCTATTTTACCCTTATTGGCCAATTCAGTACAGTAGCTCGTCATGTGGATGCTGCCATATGAGGAAGAGGTTTTAGTCCAGGGTAAATGAACTTCTGATTTTTTTAGTTCACCATTACTCTCCCAAACGACATGGAGATGATCCTTTTTATCGAACATGCAGTTATCATGTAAGTTAACCCATCCCCATATAGTCCCTTGCACTTTGCCTGTAAAGGGGTTTATGAGTCCGTCTTCATCTCTTATGTTCACTTCTGTTAGCTGTTTATACAGTGCTTGTGTAATCTGCTTAGTGCCAATTGTGAGCACTTGTACAGTGACTTGACGTTCTTGCAATTTTGCCTCACTAACTGGAATAATCACGTTTGCTAGTTTTGTCATACTAAATATATTCCTCCGATCTAAAGCCTAGTTATTAATCTGTCCATCCAGTCAAGCTTCTTAGCTCTCAATCTCCCTTGCTCATTGCACATCGCATGAAGACCTGGAGCAACTTCATGGCATTGATTGCATAGCATTTTGTGCTCTTCGATTAGCTTTTCATACAGGTAGCAGAAACCTTCTATGTGCTCTTTTAAGAGATCATCATAGTCATTTGCGATCTTGATCGGTTCAATCACTGTAGAAGGTGTTTTGGATATATGCACCAATTGTGATCCAATCGCCTTTAGTTCCTCCCAAGTATTCGCGTTTGTCTTATCCATTATGTTTCTAATGGTGTCATCAAACTTCTCAATTGATGGATATCCGTTCTTGACAATCTCATCAATGCTTTTGCCTTCTGATATTAATATGAGTGTTCCAATCTCTATAAGTGACAATCCGTACTTGTTCATTTGTTTGCTCCTCCTCCTAAAATATCTAATAACTGTAAGCACAATCCAAATAGCAAGAATACCTAATGGCATGTTTTGTCCTATGTTGTAAATGCTGCAATAATACCAATAAGTGCAAATATAAGTATGATTACCATTACTATAATATTGCGATATATTATAGCGTAAAATATGAATGTGATCAGCATTATGCTTTCTCCAGTGAGCTTTCTGACATGGCTATCGTCTTATCTCCAAATCCAACATCGTATGCAGGATTTTTGAATGTATACGGCATTAGTGACTTTATAATGCCGTACTCTTTATATAGCTTGTGTTCTTTGTTGATAATACGTACTCTGTTGCCTGCGGCGTGTTTGTGGCGCATTTCAATCACATGTGTGCGACTTGGTGAGCTATATTGTTCTGGTTTTGGACTGTACAGACCTGTGCTAACTGCGTATATGGCTAGCCGTACCCGCATTGCTCCTATATCTTCACGTGTATATTTCGAGTAACCAAGTTTCTGCCTAATGCTTGAGAGATAATGCCTTACTGTGTTCTCCATGTACGCCATCTTCTTAGCTATTTGGGTATCATTGTGTCCTTGTGCCAAGAGTTTGAGGATATCGATTTCCCGTTGTGTTAACATCCTTGCTACACCTTTCTGTACTCTGTACTTACTACATGGGTACCATCTTGCAATTTTTCAAGCCTGTAATCTCCAAACAGGATAGGGTCAATCTGATAAAGACAAAGAAATATCCTTGTTGCTAGTTCCCTAATCTCAATCTCTGCATGTTCTGATGCTCTCATCTCTAGGAAGTGTCTCCAGGCACGTGCATTGCCAGTAACGATGATTGGGGCCTCTGTTTCATTTGGCAGACAAGAACGAGCTGCTTGTCTGACTTTTTTTCTGAGATCAGTTTTTGCTTCAGCACTTAATAGCTGCTTGCCTTGTTGCTGATCTAGGAGCAAGATTTCAGTCAATTCGTTGTACTCTTGTGCCGCACGGTCGATTCGATCTTCAAATCGTAGATGTAAATGCTCATCTGCTTGCCATTCAGGTCTTTCAACAAATCGTAGTGTTTTACCTGAAACATACCTCTGACTCACTTGGGAGTATGAAAGGTGTCTATGGCGTGCCCATTCATGTGTCAAGCTTCTTGAGTCACCATAAGCTAGTATGGTGATATTGAAAGCTTCAAGGACACTCCCATGTCCTGATGCTTTAATATTATTAAAATACTTCTCAGCATCTTTGTTCCAAGTGCGATTAGTCCCAAAACTCATGTAGCACAATTGGCCTGCAATCTTGCAAATATCAGCACCATCTAGGAACGCTCTACCTCCTGAGATACCATTATCATGGAGGTATTCGGGAAAACGTAATGAGCTATCAAATCCATTGAGAAAATCTTGCATAGAATCTATAGCCGTCATGGTGCGACCTATACATGCTATTCCAGGCTTTTTAAGATATGGTATGCCTTTGCTTGTGTGAAATACTTGAGATGGAATAGATGGAAAGCCAGCATTAAACTCTCCATTAAGCTCTTGGAATAGCACTTCAGAATTAATTGTCATGATCAAAAATCCTATCTGTTCACTGACATTGGCATAATGACATAGGTATAATCTTCGTTATCTGCAGGTCTAATAATTCCAGAGGATGCACCGGTATTGAGTAGTAGGGTTGTTTCAGGGCTATTGATGATGGCTAGAACGTCACTAAGATACTTTGTGTTAAAGATGATATTTGTGTCAGGTCCGTCAATGGATGCATTAACAGTAACCGTGTTATCGCCTATGTCTTCAGTGTTTGCTTCTAGCGTCAATTCGCCTGTAATTCCATTAGTGACCTTGACACGAGTGATATTGGAATTATCTCTAGCAAAGGGAGTCACCATCTTGACGGCTGCAGCAAAGTCCTTTGTCTCCAGTGTGACTTTAGTGGCAGGCTGCTTAGGTATGGCTGCGCGTATGTTTGGGAATGTGCCCTCAATCAAACGAGAAACCAAATCTAGAGCCTCTGTATGGAAGAGTACCTGACTACGGTTTGGAGTGACGATCATCTCTACAGTGCCCTCTGAAGGCAGAATTTTACCTAATTCTGATAAGGTCTTGGCGGGTACCAATATGTTGCTATAGACCAAATGGTCATAACCTGGAAGTGGCGTCTCCCTGAGTGCCAAACGGAAAGAATCGGCTGCGGCAAAGGACAATTTCTCGTTGCTGATTTCAATAAGTACTCCAGACAAGACCGGACGTGAGTCATCACTGGCTGCGGCAAAAGCAACCTGATTGATCATTTCTTTGAGCAGATTTGCTTCTATAGAGATAGGCGCTTCAGCTCCTTCAGAATTTGGGGCTGCTGGATATTCAGACGGGTCTAGTCCCCTGATGTTCGCATTGCTCTTAGCAGATTTGACGTTTGTGGTGTGAGTCTCATCTGAGCTGCTTAGGTCTAGATCTCCAGATGCTAGACTAGCTACAAGCTCTGAGAACGTCTTAGCAGGAACGGTTGTAGTTCCCTCCTCAATGATGTCTGCATCTACCCAAAAGCTGATACCGATCTCTAGGTTGGTTGCATAGAGCTTCAATCGTCCCTGGTCAGTTGCCAATAAAATATTGGAGAGGATCGGCAGTGTACTCTTGCCAGATACGGCATGTTCTACAATGGACAAACCTTTTCTGAGATCTTGCTGTTTACATGTAATGCGCATGTAAAATACCTTTCTCTATTCCTCATCTTCAATGTGCTCATAATACTCATTCTCACCACTATGGTGAATTTGATCATCTGATAGCAGATATTCCTGAATACTTGGCTCACGATGGAAAAGACCTGTAATCTTTGTCCAGAAGCTTGGTTGAACTGGCTTGTTGATGGTAGCCGGGTACGGGATGGATGGTGTTATCTTGAAGTTCCGTGAGGACTCCTGTTTGTTGGTATAAACTACAACTCTGTAGTAAGCCTGTTCCAAAGTTATATTTATTCCTTTGTCATCTAAAGCATCTTTTAACCAATCTGCTATTGTTAGTCTTGATGGCAATGTAGGAGTACTTTGCACGATCTCTTGTATACAGATCTCAATCTGCTTAGATCGTTGCGTTTGAAATATGCTCAACTTGCTATCCTTTCATGTTCTTGATGACTCTAAAGCCTCTCGTAAGAAGATCGGTAATGTAATTGTGTTTTGGCTTTTTAATACCTAGCTCTTTCGTCTGAGCTAGCATGTTATTGAGTGTAAACATTTCGTGTGTAGTATATCCATTAATATACTCCTCTTCCTTGATATCAGGTCCTGATATCACAAGAGGCATTTCCATTTCCTTACGCATTTCTTCTCTTATATCTTCACGTGCTTTCTCAGCTTGAAAGTAGTGTTTTAGTCTGCTCATTGGGTCAAGTGTATTCATAAGAACCCCATATAAGGCCCGTAAAACAGCACGGGCCATTTACTGAAACTAACTGATACATTCCACCTTATGGATAGAAATGCCCATAGACTCCTTGATTCTAACAGAGATAGGGACTGTCCCCTCTGGAGTTGGAAATGGAACATGACCATAGAAGAGAACATCTTCACCCATTATGCGTTTTATGTCATCTGCTAGCAAGGTAATTAGCCTTTTGGATACGTATACACACAATGGGATATTATTGCGGTATTTGCTCATATGTTCACCAATAGCACCCCAAATCAGTATGAGAGGACTGATATCCTTCATGTAGTAAGAGAGGTTTGGCTTCATCATAGGGTCGCTATTTCTCTCCTGGCTCTTTTCTTGAGCAGGCTCTTCAGTAGGCAGGACTGAAGGAGGGATAGGCGTTATTGGATTTGCCAATCTAGGCAGTGCTGGCATAAACAGTGTTGGCTGTTTCTCAGGACTAGTGATCTCTTCATCCTTGATCATTGTTGGTTCCTCCACATGTTGCTCTCGTTTGTTTGCAAGTGCTTCCAGCTCTTGCATGGCTTTCCTTGCTTGCTCTGCTTCTCTGTACTGCTGTTCGGTTCTTTGCACAGCGATATCTGCCAACTTCTTGAGTTCCTCCCATGCGGGGGTATTTGGTTTTTTATCACTCTCTAATGGCTCAATAAGCCATTTGTCCTCTTCTAACTCTTCTGGAGTTGAATGCTCTTCTGTAGCGTGTACATCTGGTGTAGATGTCCTTTCAACTCGCAGTGCTGTCATAAGTTGTGTTTCTTGTGTTTCTTCCTCCTCTTCTTGTCTTATCAACTTCAAGAACTGGAATTGCTTGTTTGTGGATTGTTGTAAATCTAACATTGCTAAGATCTCCTTGCAGCTTAATGCTGCACTAAAATGACAACACTAGTACTTTTTGGGAGTTGACATAACATTATGTCCACTCTTGCCGACTAATAGAGTAGTATATGCAATCAAGACAGTAGACACATAATAGTATCATGTGGTAAAGTGATACCACGGTGCTTATCAAGATACACAGGAATTGGACGATGGTTTATCATTGGAGCAATAATAAACAGATATACTCCGTTAAACGTTTGCGGCGCAAGCATGTTGAACTCTAGACGCTCATGAAGCGAGGGCGGTAGGATGATCTCCCTTGGAAAATTCCAAAAATACTTAGGGCGGCATGCGCAAATATGCTCACAAGTAGCATTTTGCAATTCTCCGAATATGCAGGGATTTTCGCTAGACGAGATAAAGTAAAAAGTGTGAGGATGGGGATAATGAGGAAGAGCCCTCATTGATGCATCTGTGGTTATGGCTCTTAGTTCGCTGGTTCTCTGTTCTGAGAGTGTCGCTACACGGATTTCACGAAGGATTTTCTCATCCTCTGGATCTAGGTGGGTAGGGGTTATCGGGTCAAAGGGTTTCTTGAGTCTGGGCGGTTTTCTAATGTTCTCTGACATATGATAGTCCATTCTTTACAAGAAACGTGGTATAAAATCTGCCATTCTTGCATTTGAATATTTGCATATGCTAGAATTGGCAACGACAATATAAGGTCTGACATTTGTAAAATAAATAACAAATGTTAGGGAATTGGCTTACCATACCAAGTGAATGCTGCAACGATTTAGAAGTTTAGTGGCTTCTTTCTAGAAGTCTAGAGAACTTCTAATGTTCCGGCATTTTAATATTTTTATATGCCGATTGTCAAGGGCTTTTGTCCTCCTTTCTGGCTTTTTAATGAAAGAGGTTTCTATGGCTGAAAACGATGAGGATAAATACATCGGTTTCTACTTAAATGAGCTTATGCATGGAAATCCTATATTCAGATTTGGCACGCTTTTAAAGCAAGTATGTGAAGCCACTGGCGTTACGCAGTCATTGCTTGAAAAGTATGGGCAAGCTGAATATGCACAACTAGAAAAGGCTGGGTTTATTACTCCTGATGATCCTGTAAGCTCAATGCTTCAAGAAGTTGTCTCCAGGGTTTTCAGAGGCAAACAGAGGCCATCTTACATTCAAGCCTATATTTGGATTACTGTAGTGAAACGACACTACAATGATCCAAGGATCAAGAAAATATTTGAAGACAAGAATCTTGAGATACCAGAATTTACTCCAGAACTAGAAGCAGCTCTTTGGACTCTTTCAGGTTATTCCTCCCCTCAAGAAGTAATTAAAGCGTCTCTTGCCTTTAGGGACTTTGACCATGTTCCTAGGAGACTTCCTAGAGGAACAGAAATCATTCCTCAAACTGATTTTGATCTACAAATAGTTAACCGTGTGACAAAAGACCTAGCTAAAATAAAAGAGCAGGAGCCTGAATTGCAATGCTAACTGCTTATTTTCCTCCTCAATTTCTAATGTGACGTTTTATGTCACATCGTTAGGCCTAGATTATGCTACCCTGTGGGCAAATTGTCCATGGGGAGTGCAATGTCATCATTAAAAGTGTTGTTTGGCAATCGGCTAAGAGAGCTTAGGCAACAAAAAGGGATGACACAGTTGCAACTGGGCGTAAAAATAGGCCTAACGCGTGAAGAAATTAACAGGATCGAACAAGGACTGTTTGGGCCTCGTTTTGAGTCAATAGAGAGTATTGCGCAGGAATTGCGCGTTCCTGTCTGGCAACTCTTCTATTTCGAGTCGCCATGATTCATCGTTCTCACAATGAACCTAGCTGTCTTCTCCTCTCCTATCCTTGTTTTCAAATCCTCATGCAACTCGCCAATACGTTCCATCTTGCTTGTGATGAAACTATGCCTTGCTACTCCTAGAGATGGAGCATTTAAGGCGTATCGGCAGGCTGCATTCTCTAACTCAATCTCTGCCTCAAGACGTGATACCTCACTTTGGTTGTTGTTAATCATCCTTTTGCCTTTCAGATTATATGTCATACAAATCACCTTCAGGCATCAGGAGGTCCGCGACCTCGTTGAAAAACTTCCGATAGCATAGATGTAAAAAATATCCCCTTTTGTGACGGCCTCTCGGCCAATTTTGAAAACTGGCTAAAAATTGGTATCACCTTCCTCTAACATGGCTTTATGCTTCTCATAAGCTGCAATGAACTCAGGAGAGTCTTCATCAATCAAATGTTGGTGCCTTTTATAAGCTGCCACAACCTCCTCTGGAGTACCGCAGAAAGCAAGTCGGTATATATCCGATTCAAGCTCCTTTGTAAACTGAAAAGCTTCTATATCTTCAATTCTGCACTTATTGCGGTACTTTTCGCTTTCAAGATATTTGCGAACAACATTAAGCCAGATGTAAATCTGAGCATAACCAGGGGGACGCTCTACATTGATGATCCTTGATATGCCAGATTGATCTATAGTACCTGTATCACTTTTTGAGTACAAATATCCCTTTGATTTTAGATATTTCCTATATTCCTTTGCTGCTTTCCCAAGTCTTCCCTGACTGATATCAGTCTTTTCAAAGATATCATTTAGCAATATTCCGAAAAGAAATCTTGCACGCCAAAGAAATATCTCTGCAATAAAAGTCTTCTGTTCTTCTTCCATACATCTTTACCTTCTTTCAATAGATGAGCTTATTACTACACAAGATACAAATATTTACATATGCTTGACAAATACGCTATCATCGATGCTATCACAGCATTAGTTAGGGTGCAACCAACTAGGAGGGATAGCATGGTTACTCTAGGACAGTCTGCTGAAGCAGTTGATTTATTTTGCAACACACTCAAAAGTGCGAAAAGTGGAAATGTTGATGGCATCACTTATTTATACCAGCATTTCTTTTCATGCGTATTTGGGTATATTTACAATAACGTAAAGGACTACCACGCAGCAGAGGATTTGACCTCTAACGTATTTGAAAAGATGGTAGAGAATGTTCACAAGGTAAGAGCCAACAATGAAGTTGGTTTCAGAGCTTGGCTTCTCCGTGTCGCAAGGATTACTATAGCAGACTACTATCGCAAACAAAAGAAACAGCCAGTATGTGTTCCTCTGGAGACTGTAACAGAAAATCCTTGTGTAACAGATGATCAAGGTGTTGCAACAGAGGCATTTAATGCCATAACAGAGGAGCAAAGACAAGTTCTCAGTGGGACAATCATTCTTGGGTATAGTACAGAGGAAGTCGGTTGTATGATAGGTAAGGACCCAAGTGCAGTGAGGAGGATGAAATTTAGGGGATTGAACGCGATGAGGCGCATTTTAATTGCGCTACTAATTCTCCTCTTCTTGGCGATTACCATCAAAGTTATTCAGCTTTCAAGCCCTGCAAGCAGTCCGCATTTCATCAAACCGTTAGATAAACATGTGGTATTCCCCCATCAGGATAAAAGTCCTGAAATACATTCAACACCTCGTCAAGATAAAGTGCCTGTAAGTAATGTAGCGCCTACGATACAGTCAATCATTCCTAAGACAACACCAAATGCAACAAGTACGTCTATTGCAACTCCTACAAGTACGTCTACAGTAACGTCTACTGCATGTGTTGCTAATATCAACAAAATATGCCTATCATCATAAAAAATAGAGCAGGTTGTGTTTTGTAACCTGCTCTATCCTGATATGGGATTATTTCCACGACAAGCCATATCTCGCACTAAGTGCCTGCAATACAAGATTATAGCTGTACTGACTTGAGCCAGCGTATATCCACCATCTAGACGCATGTTGTGGATAAAATGGTTCATCACGTGCAGAATGGTCTTTTCCGGCTAGGTAGATGATCTCAGTGTTGTGATCATCTTCGTAGTGATATTGAGCAGGAAGATCAGGTACATTCTGCCCTGATCTCTTGCCATACCTGACAATTGGCATGGAGAATGCGAGATGAAAGCCTAGATCTGCTAGGAATGTAGTCACCTCATTGTCTGGAGGACAGACTTGGCAGAATGCCTCTAGATTTGCGAGTTTTGTTCGTACTTGTGCTAACATAATTATCCCTCATTTGGTCGTGATACAAAGACAAGTTGATATCTTTCAATAAACCACCCTGTTGTCGATATCGTTCTTCCAATAATTGCTGGTGTTGACATATACTTATTCTTTCTAACTATGCTACTTCTTTTTCAACGATTTGACGATACCAAGTTACAAGAGCCTCAATGTATGCTTTCTTGCTTCGGCTGTTTACAATAACACCTTTCTCGTTTGCAAGCTTCTTAAGTCTTGCAAGACTATCAAATTCAAAGGTACGTTCAAAGTGATCAATTTTGTTTTCAATGTATTCTTGCCTGTTTGTCATGATATTTGTCCTTTCTAGCTATTCGCCCTTAGCGCATCAAAGCGTATGGCCTGTACAAATTGCCTTCTTCAGCTTCACGTCTCTCTCGAATCTCTGCCATCTGACTCTTCACTGAAGCATAGTGCTGTTGAGCTTCCATCATCTCAGTTGCATACTTGCGAGGTTTACGTTTACGGGTATCTCCAGGGCCTATTGGAAGCTCTAGATCTGTATGCTTGGGTTTGATCTCCTGTTGGTACTCAGCAGCTATAAGAGCAATCTTGGCAACTTCTTCAGCAGGAATATCAAGCTCTTCAGCAATTTGCTCAACTTCAGCGGCTTTCTTGGCTTCCGCTTTTGCAATGTTTGTTTTGTAGATACGCTTGTAGTAGGTATCTACAATTGTCATGTGCTTGCACTCTTTGTAACTAGGACAATCACAGCTCGTTGCCACTGGAGCAACGCCCGATTCGTCAACACGAACAATGTACAACTTATCCTCATGATGCTCACTTGGTACTTGACAGAAGAGTCCCTGCTCGTCCATATCGATAAGCATTTCATTCGCAGCGTACTTTAAATACCAATTATTGACTTTCTTTGTGGTGGTTGTTCGTGTTGCCATTGCATTGCTCCCTTCGGTTGATTAACTTGCTTGCATAGATATAATACCCGATGATTGATACTATGTCAATAGGTTTTAGGGTCAATTTTGAATCCTTGACAAAATTGATCGTCCTCGTATATTATTGATCCGTAAGGAGGTAAAAACCTATGGAAAATTACAATCCTGCTGAGTGGTATACACCAGAAGAGGCACTTAAAAAGTTGTCAGATAACAGCGAGGGAAAGAAGATAGACGAGTCCTATTTGAGGACTCTTGCAAAAATTGGCAAGGTAGAGCGACTTAAGTTAGGGCCAAAATACAGCCTCTACAAAAAAAGCCAGATTGATGAATATAAGGTGATGGGTAGAGGCGAGAAATGGTCAAAGAACAACAAGAAGAAAGAGCCTGCTTCGGAGGAAGTTAAAAAGGATAAGCCGACTCAGGAAGCTGCATAGCCAGGCACACAGCATTTTGCTAAGTTGAAACTTGCCGGGATCGACTAGCCGAGCCGCTGTGCGCCCTAACTACTTAAATTAAGGATATCACGTATGAGCAACAACAGTATCATTGAACATAGGGCAAACTACTACTTTGTTGAGTTTCGAGAGGAATTCCTTATTATATGCATAAATTGCACCTACAAGAGGGAGGGCAAGAAAAGCGTAGCCTCTGCTCACTGTAAAGCCTTGATTTTGGCTATTCTTGAGAACTGGACAAACAACAAAAGAGGAAAGAAAGAGGACATTGCTATTTTTATGACATATCAGCAGTGGATTGACTCCATGTATGGTATGTTTGGGAGGACTGTCATCATTGACAGCTTGGATGAGTTACTAGGTGATGGATTGCTCTCCAAAGAGCCTTACAAGATGTTCGGTAAAAATACCTATAAGTATATTCTGAATTGTAAGGAGTTGAATAATCGGCTTAGGCAATTGCCTGAACGAGGCATTCAAGACGTACATCCAAAAGTGGATACGTCCAAAAAAGACACACGTTCAAAAATGGACGCGTCTAAAATTGAACCTGATACGTCCAAAATTGAACGGGTAACGCATTCAAAAATGGACGATGACCCGTCCAAAATTGAATACAACATAGAATCTACACAGAAACATAACATAGAAACGCAAAGAGAGAAGACGAACGTTGCTCAAAAATCTCCAACATCACCAGGGCCGAGCGTTCTTTCTCCCTCTCTCTCTTCTCAAAAATCTCTTTCTCAGGAGACGAAACCTACTGAAGTGGGCTACCCTCTCTTTGATTGCCTATGCCATCAGAAAGGCTATGCTTCTGAATTCAAGGTTCCTCACAATGAGAAGAATGATACAGCCATTCAGGAGCTGCGTAGCCAAGGTGCTACACCTGAGCAAGTGGAATTTGTCTTCAATGATATCTGGAATGACAAGGACCCGTTCTGGCAACAACACAGAGGCAAGCTGTCAACAGTAGCTAGCCAATTCACGGCTCGTGTATGGAAGATGAGTCAAGCAGCTCCTAAGCGTCAAACCTTGACAGGTACTCCCAACTATACTGAAGATCGGATAGGACAGACTGCTCAGGAAGCAAAACCAACTCTCCATATTGTGAAACCAGAACCACAGCCAACGTACGGCCCTAAGCTAGATCAAACGCCAGCATATACACGATTGAAGATAGAGAAACCTGCTAGAGCTAGAAGTCTTCAGGCAAGGCTACAACAGGAACAAGCGGAGAAATAAACTATCATGACGAATTATTGCAAGTCTAGAAATTGGCCTCAAAAGCCCTTGACAAATAATATCCGACGGCGTACACTATAGACAGTTAAGAAAACAAACAACCCCCATCGCTGGACAGGTCGGTCAAAACTTACCAGCAACGAGGGCCATAGTTCAGAACCCAAGGGTTCCTAGTCCTGAAAGGACAGTGTAATGATAACACAGACGACAAGTAGTAAGCAGGGTACTAGCAAGCAAACAAGCCAGAAGCTATCCCGCAGTGTCTGCCTGAATAGCTATGATCAAAAGGGTGTACGGGGAATATGTGGACATGTTGCCAAGTCAGAAGATAGCTACTGCGGTAATCCACGATGTTGCCCTTGGGGCTGGTAGGAAGGAACGGTGTCATTATGCCACGTGATAAGGCCAAGTATCCCTCTTGTTGGCCTAAAGTTTCACGAATTATTCGTAGACTGGCTAATGGTCATTGTGAGTACTGCAAAAAACCTGTTAAGTTTACGAAGCTTTCAACGCATCATGTTGGCATTCCTTATGCTAATAAGCCAGGAGGCCGCCACGACAAACATGATATTCGGAGAGAAAATCTTGCGGCATTGTGTAGAATTTGCCATATTCAGGCAGATGCAATATAAAACCAGAAAGGTAAAACAACATGGCAATCGATAAAATTTCTTGTGAGCAAGCATCCTCAAGTTTTTACGGCACTGCCGAACAGATCGCAGAGTATGAAGATATCAAGTCTCGGATTGCCAATTGGAGATGGTCGCATGATGCTGCTTGGCTTCGACTTGTAACGAGGTATGTGGAGCTGAGATCAATGCTTCACAAAAGTAACGATCTTCTTGTATTCGGTACTCAGATGAATGGTGGATATATGTTTAGTAATCTTGGATCTAGAGTAGTGCGCGATTGGATATGCCAATAAGGCTTGGCTAAGAAGGTATTGTATCATTTAGTATTGGAATAATTTAGTATGACATTGAGAGAACCGAACGAAAGGTAAAGACAATGGCAATCGACTCCAAATCTCTAGCTCTTACAGATCCTACAGAAGAGCTAGACATCTTCAAGAAACACTTTGCACCCGCAAACACGCCTAATGATGCTTGGCAAATCTTTATTGAGAAATGTAGAACGTATCGCCTATCTCCTATGCGTGGTCAAATGTGCCTAGTAGGGAGATATGATAGTAACCAAAAAAAGACTGTTTATACCCCTCAGATCACTATTGGAGGATTGAGAGCTCTAGCTCTAAGAACCGGACAATTTGAGGGTACAACCGAACCTGAATGGGGTGATGAAGAGGGTAATTTCTACAAGCTATGGCCTAAGAAGTTAGGCAAGCATCCCTACGCAGCTCGTATAGGCGTGTATCGCAATGGCTTTAGAGTTCCTGTATGGGGAGTTGCCTACTTTGATGAAAAGGCTCAATACAAATCCCAGAATAGTGGAGGTGGGTTAACTCACTTCTGGGAGAAGATGGGCAAGCTAATGCTTCTCAAATGTGCTTTAGCTGATGCTCTAAGAGGCGCATTTGAAGAGGAATGTGGAGGTCTCTATCTTCATGAAGAGATGCTTCAAGCTGATAGTGAAAAGACCGTGATTACTATTGTTCCTGAAGTAGAGTCCAATGAAGAGAATGAAGCTCTGAAGCAGACAGCTAGTCGTGTTCAGAAAGTAGAGGTAGTAACTAACAGTGATCCTGCACCAATTAATGCTGGACAAATCAAGACAATCCAGATGCTTCAGGCTAAAATGGGAAAACCTGAGTTAGGGACAGATGGATTGACATCTGAAGATGCCAAAGCTGTCATCACTCAACTCAATGCTGACTTACGCGAGTATAATCAGGCTAAAGCATCCAAGCCTGTACAGCCAGTGCAAAAGGAACAGCCTGCAGCACCTAAGCAAGAGGAGCCCGATCTTACAAAAGCTCTCAAAGTGAGGATGAACGCGGCTCTTGACCGTGCAAAAGTTCTCAATCAATTTGAAGTTGTGGAAGGGGATGCTGTAAAGAATGTTGCAGCATTCTTGAAGTTCGCTAGCTCCATTCTTAATGCAAATGTTACCCATACATCACATCTTACACCATCTCGACTAGATACAATTGAGAAGTATCTAGATGCAAAAGATGCGGCATAGTTTAGTAGTGGGACTATCTTCAAATGAGGGTAGTCCCTAGAAAGGGATTATTATGGATAAAATACAAAAGAAGGTCCTGCTCTTTCTACTCAAGGAGTTAGACGAGCAAGTCAAGGAGTGGTCATGTGATGAGATGGAAGTCCCAGACTTAGCAGAAGATGAGAGGCGATGGTTAACACAAATGATGTGGGGTTTCTGGGGTGAAGAAGAAGAGTGGGATGGAAGTACTAACAAGGAATTTGGCATAGGCGCTTTGATTGATATAGCTCGGTATTGGCTAACAGGAAAGAAAAGCTAGGAGGAATTATTGATCATGACAGATAACTTAGAAACACGATTAGGTTTAGTTATAACTGATGAGTTGTATTTTAGGACTGAGCCTGACATTTCAGCTTATATGGTAAAACCTTTCCCTTATGAGGAGGGTGAAATGCCATCAGGATACTCGAGTCCAACATTTGATGGTAAGGCGTGTACAGAGCTGCATATCCGCTTGAATGCAGAATATCCTACTGGTATGCAACAAGAGTACTTAAGACACCTCTTGAAACGTGGGTTGCTGCTAGATGTTACTATCAATGGTGAGTCTGTACGAGAAAAGTTGATGATTGAAGGTGCTAGGATTGCTAATCTGGTTCCAGATGAAGGAGCATACTGGAGGAAGATGATAGCAAATAATGCGAAAAGTGAGGAGAGTTAAATGCCATTCAAAACACCGCAATACATGGGCAAGAAAGAAGCTCTGGAGTATCTGAAAATGTACCCTACTGTCACAAAACGCATTTTCATGGATGAAGGTAGAGCAGATATTGAGAGAGACTATAAGGAAAAGTCCTCTCAGGAGAGGTATATCAAAGGATGGGAATCAGCTTGGGATGAGGCCATAAAGCAGCAAGTAGAGAGGATGGCTAGCTGTGATATCGACTCTGATCTAGCATCAGATAAAGATGATTTTGCTCGTTCGTCTAGCTTGATCCGTGAGAAGCTTGAAATAGAGCAGAAGCTCTCAAAGAGGAACATAGCCGTTTTAGTGGATGAGGAAGATTTAGAGGTCTGGCATGTGTATATCGATGGTGAGAAGTGGCAAGATTTTAATGCTGCTGAATGGCAGTGGCAAGAAATAGGAGAGATAGCGCAATGAGCACAAAGATGTATAACCTGTATCGTACAACCATGAACCTTGTTCAGCTTGATACGTGGCTGCAGCAGCTAAAAGAGAAGCATATGGAAGCTCTTGTTTATCAAGTTGCTCCATTCTCAAAGAAGGTTGACTTTGATCTTTTCGAGAAGTTGATGGAGCACACGAATGCAGGTTTCAGATCTCCATTCAACATCGATGCTAGTGTTGTGATCTATGTTGATACCTCAAAGCTCTATATCCAGTTCTTTGGTGTGGATTATTCACTGTATGAGACAGAGGTACAGGAGGGATTGCTAGTGGACTTCCATTATCAAAGCAACTCAGATAAACCCGATGATGTTTCTGATCAGGAATGGAAGAAGAGGTACAAAGTCGTCAATAGGCTACTCAGTAAGGACAGTAGTGGAAATCCTTCAAGATGTGGTTTCTATCGCACTTTGACAGATGAAATGGATTGCATGAAAATTGCATCTTATGTACGGGATTATTTGAAAGATAAGGAAGAGAGGAGTAAAGCATAATGCAAGCGCAATACACAAAAGAAGATATCATGCGCAAAGTCAAGTCTTTACTGGCAAATGCGCAAGATCACAAAAACAAGAACGAACAACTAGCAGCAGCTTTTGCTGTTAAAGCTCAGCAACTCATGCAGTCCTGGAATATCCAGGAGAACGAGCTGCATACTGAGAGTAGCACAATCGGGTTTGTAGAGTATCGGTTCAAGTCGAATCGAAAGTGGCAGAAGCAATTGCTGGATAGTATTTGCAAGACAAACTTCTGTAAGCTGGTATGGAGCAGTCGTGGTAATCTTGGTTGGATATTTGGCACTGAGATTAATATTGCGTTCTGTCTGGAGTTGTTTGAGTATCTCCTGAAAGAGATCTTGCCACTAGCAGAAGGTGCTTTCTGGAACTATCTCCATAGGGTACGTGAGCTGACAATCACCAGACAAGCCTATAATGTGAACTTCTACACGGGCTGCGCCGACATGATCAGCGTGAGGCTGTATGACCAATTTGAAGCAGCTCAGGGACTATCTGAGCAGAAACGAACACAGGAGGATGCTGAAGCTGATGAGGTGGCAGGACTGATTGAAGCCCCTGATCCTAGCAAGATGAGAGCACTTGTGGTGGTGCAGGACAAGGCTGTAAGTGACAAACTAGATGAAGTGTTTCCACAAACGAGGAAGCATGATAACTACTTCGACAATGACCAACGTAGGAAACGAGCAGGATATGTGGATGGCTTAGTTGCTGGTAAAGATGTGGCTATCAACAAATTAGTGAATTAAGGAGGTTAACATGCCAATAGGCGGCTTTATACGATGTGATATCTGCAAAGAAAAGGGAAAGGTTCTGGAGGAAAGATGCTAGAGAAAGCATTCAAGCTATTTGCTGAATATGCTCAAAAAGTTGAAGAAGAGACCTATGGTGTAAGAGTACCGTCTCTCCAGATACATCGTGATAAGTCAGGGTGTATACGTGCTAATAGTGCTCCATATACTTATCTGACATTTAATAGTATTGAGCACTTAATAGAACAGTTAGAACAAATCAAGCAAGGAGATAGCAATGCAACAAACAACTAATTTTCCACCAAACACAGAAGCTTTTGCTTATCGCTTCAACATGCGATATAAGCATAGAGCATATCCAATGGACTGAAAGCTGAAAATAGCACATTTGTGACACTATTTGACAAGGGTAGTTATAGAGGTGGCTTAGACAAGCCTAGCTACACTATGGTGCATCTTCATATTAAAAGTGATGGGAGATATGATAGTGTGAAGTTTGAGCATATACAAGAGGTATCAGTACTGGAGATGATAGCCTATTATCGTGAGAATGGAGCACCTCTTGAGATGACTGAGATTATGGATGAGGTGTTATAATCTCTCAAAGTGCTCCAGGGGAGTGAGCATAGCCACTAGAGGCATTGGCAACTTGCCTCTAGTGGCTTTCTTATTGTTGAGCTTGACATGACTCATCAGTCTGTTCGACAATAGAACAAAATTACACAAGGAGGTTATCTTGTCCAACGAAAACGAGCGTGAGTTAACCGATGAGGAGCTTGAACAGGTTCTAGGCGGTGTTTGCATTGGTGATGTCAACGTCGCTAATATCACTAGTACACCAATCACAGTACAAGCATTAAATGGCACTACTGTTAATGTTGTACCTCAAGTGCCTATCAATGTTGTCAATACATCGGTATAGCGCAATATAAAGAATGCTCACTATGTTAGGTAGTGAGCATTTATATGTTCTTTCTCAACCACATATCTAGTAAAGATGCTTTGTATTCTGTTGGGTGTTTCTCAGGTCTAATCCTCTCAAAACAATCCTCACATACTATAGCGCAATCATCAAGGTTAACACTAGTAAAATACTCTTTTGTTTCTGCTATTGCTGTTTCATCGTCTTGTCCTTTGGTGAAGTTTTGATGGCATATAGCACAAGTGTAGGTATTTGGTGTATTCATTTATTGCTACCAAGCTCATACCAGCGTTCTATTCCTCTGGTTGGATACCAGCCTTGATTGACATCGATCTTATGCTCTCGAAACCACTTGAGGCAACCATCAAGTGTGTGGAATGATGTGCCGTACCATGTTTTAGGTGAGATAGTTGCATAGCCTTCACTATTAATCTGGATAGGCTCAACACTTACAATGTACCATTCCTTAACTTTATATTCCTTTCCTCCATGACCACCTTGTCTACAGATATGAGCAATGGCAGGCTTAGGAGAGAGCGTACACAGGACTGCTCCTGGATAGCTCCTGTGGAAGATCGCTTTTGTGAGTTTCATCATACTTTCCTCGCATGTGCTAGAGCCTTCTCTTTTGCTTGCACAAGTTTATCCATATCCCCATTGTATCCTCCTTTTCCGTCTGCCATCTCACGTACTTTATCACGAAAAGCGTGCTTGATCTCAGCTTCCGTAGCGCTGGAGGTTAGTCCTAGGAAGCTGAAAGTATCACGCCATGGAAGATTTATGGTGTAGAAGTGTCCTCTATCTCTGCTCTCACTCCATTTGCGTGCCTCTTCATAGATCTTTTCTTGATGTACCCATCGATCTTTCAGCTTCCAATCACGGTCAAGAACAAAGTCTCTATCCTCCATATAGGTATTGTTCGCAGCATCTACAACTTGATCAAATGATACTTCAAGAATATCAGCTAGCTTTTGTACTTCTTCTTTGGTTATAGTGTACTGATACTTGCCTCTTAGGAGATATGAGGCTTTTGAAGTAGAGTATCCCCATGATGCAGCAAAAGCTTTGATGGTAGGATACTTGGCTTTGCGTAGGTCTTGTAGGGTTGTTGGCATTGTGATTCCTTTCTATCTAGATAAATTTACGCCTTCATTGGCAATCTTAGCATCATCGGCATACCGTAGTGGCATAGCTGAACTGCTCCATCCTCCAGCTTGTTGTAGAGATTTGATGTCTGTATTCTTGATAGCATCTTTAGCCCAATCGTGTCTACAATCATGAGCTGAGAGTCCCTTAATTCCTATTCTCTCACCCAGCTCTCTCACGCGATCAGTGATAGCACGTTCACTCATTCTACCTTCCAGGTTACCGCCTTTCCTACTACCCATTAGTAGATACTCCCTTGGTTTGCAGATCTCTAGATAACGCATGGCGGCCAGGAGTGTATCCCTGGTCAGCTTATGAATTTGCGTCTTATCTACCTTTTGCCGATAGAAGATAAGCGTTCCTTCTGCGAGATTGAGGCATTTAGGGGACAATCCTGCTACTTCACCACATCGAAGGCCATGATCTAAGAGCAAACACATCAGAAACGTGTCACGTCGTCCCTGTGCCGTGTTTGGTTGACTCTTAAGCTGTTTGGCTTGCTCCTGTGTGAGAGACACCGCATCGGCTTTCTTGCTGCCAACACGTGCTACCTCTCGTTTAGTATCTACATTTCTTCCTTCCTTATGTCTGTAACTCTTTACCATCTTTATCATTGCATAATCTTCTGCTGAGATAGCTCCTGACGTAGTTGCTAGGCTTGCATATACTTTCACACTAGACAAATGTGCGTTTATAGAAGCAATAGCATATCCCTGATCTAACTGCCATCTCTTGAAAGCTTCTACAAGACCAAAGGTGATACCTTGCCATTCTGTAGGATCAGACATCAAATTGTCTCTCTGCATGCCTATATTCTTGAGGAAAGCAGAAAACAGCTTGATATCATCTTGTTGTCTCTTGAGTGTGTTATCAGCTAGCTTTTGCTTGTAGTCGTTAAAGACATTTGAAGCAGCATATTCATTTGCTAGTTGTCCTACTGAGAGAGGCTGTGATGGTATAGGTATAATATCCATTATGCTATCTCTCCCATCTCTTTGCTATCTGTAGACAAGATTTACAGGTTATCTTCCCCTGATATTCACTTCCATTGCCATCATAAGCAAGACTCATAGGGTCTTCACAATTCCAAGGGTGCCATCGCTTTCCATTTTGTTTTTCTGATGAGGAGCAAAGAAAGTCTCCTTGCTTGCGATGCAATCTACCATCATCTAAGTCTTCTTGTAACAAGATATGGTTAACCGTTGCTTTGTTGCGTCCATTCCCCCAGCTATTTTCTGTAAGACCGGAAAGGACATCTTTATAGCCTGGAACCCATTTCACTGGAATACAGATATGAGCATTAAATGCTTCTGCTTCCTCTCTCCATTTGTTAAGCTGAACTTTCGTCTCTTCCTTTTCTCTTTGCTGTCTTTCCTCTACTTGACGTCTCTTCTGTTTTTGCTCTTCTTCAGTTTCAAGATAGAAATGCTGAAACAGTAAAATAAACACTTTTTGCGATGATTGGAGGGCAATTTCTTCAGGATTAGCTAAATGAAATACTTGATCTCCAATACAAACAGATGAACTATTAATGACACTTGCCTCTTGTTGACTGGTGTTCATCAGTCTTGGGTCTAAAAACGGTGGTGCAATAAGTCGATGCATGGCTGGATTTTCCTTCCTATATTGTTAAAGTATCGGTATCTATACTCTACAATTTTATCTTACATAAGCGAAAAAAGCAAGCTTTTGTAAGAGAATATTTGGTGATATAATCATGACAAGAGAACATTGATACAAGGTGAAAGATGCCAAAAAAAATCACAGCACTTTCAGACTATATTCCTGCTAGCCAAGCGGCGTGCTTTTTATCAGCAGAATTAGGCCGCCCGATACGGGTTGACTATATCCATCAGATTAAGAACGTCCGCTCTGTGAAGATGCATGATAGATGCAATTTATATAATCGTATTGATATAGAGGCATATGCAGCAAAAAAGAAAGAGAGAAACCATGATCAGAAATGAAGACGGTAGTGCAGTCCTCAGCAAAGAAGAATTGCAAGAGCTGAATATAGCATATCAGAAGGTTGTTGATATTCTTGATGGTATGCCTAGTTTCTTAGGAGATTACTGCAAAAATATGGATGAGTATGCAAACATTAGGAAATGGGAAGATATTCTAAATGGGGAAGAATTTATTCGTTCCAATTGGATTGATGATGACGATGAAGATGATGATGAAAGTGAGGAAGAGGAATAAATAACCTACCTGCCATAACAGAGGACAGTCTCTCATCTTTCAAGAGATTGTCCTTAGAAGATATTGAAGCAGCATTTTATGGAGGATATGAATTAGTCAGCATTTCATCCTTCGCTTCTCTATCGCTTCTTGTAGACCTTTAGCGACTTTCTTCGCTATTTCTCTGTCTTTATAGCCATATCCTGTGGGACTATAAATATCAGTGTAAGGCATAAAACACTTTTTGTTGTTTATAATAATGACTTTGCCTATCCACCATAGCTTTTGCCTGTGATATATTCTATGCCTAATAATAAGTTCATCACTCATTGTACATCATTATCCTCCTCTTTCACAGGATACATCACTCCTCTATACTTCTTCCCTTGATATTCACTTTCCACTATAATTGACTTATCAGTATCTATTATCTGTATATTGCTAAGCTTGGCTATTTGCTTCAATTCGTATATGTGATGATACATATCGTGATATGGTGAGTATAGATCATATTTACACGTCTGGCATACGGTGTATCTTCTGTTCGACTTGTGCTGTAGTTGGTAGGTGATCAAGACTGACTTGCTCCTTTTGCTTAGTATGATAAAAATGAGAATTATTATCAATTCCCACAAAGGTCTTTCGGACATATGCAGAGTATGATATCATATCTTCATAAAATTTTAACAGGGGTTTCTCCAGATATGAATGATCAACTTCAAGTAGCTGCAGACAGGATTGAGAAGTTCAAAGCTCACGCTGAAGCTGCTAAAGCTACACAAGACAAGTCTCTCATTGAAAAAGCTGTATTTGATGCTCGTAAAGAGTGGATAGTTATACAGCACTGTTTTAAGGGTATTGAAACAGAAGCAGAACTTATCTTCAATGACGTTTTTAGACACCTTGGATTAGATATTGTTAATAACTATGAGAAGAAGATGGAACCTGTTGTACCTGCTCCACAACAGACACAAGAGCAAGTAGTGGTACCTCAGTATCTCGGAGCACATCTTGGGGATACACAGCCATTAGCAACTCAAGAGACAGCTCCAGTACAGCCAACGCAAGAGGCAACGCAACAGACAGCTCCCTAGCGTTTGCCTTTCTTTTTCTCCTTGGACAGCTTGGACATACACGGTCTGAGCTGTCTTTTTTGTTTGTCTGGAAATTGGTCTCTAAACTACTTGCATTTTAAATACATATGTATTATAATTCTTGTAGATGAGAAAACCATAGATTGAAAGGACAAATCAAATGCCAGCACTTATGAGCATCCAAGAAGTCGTAGCGGTAAAGTCAATCCGTGAAATCGTTCCACCTCCCGCTATCAATGCAAATCTCTTTATGGAACAAGAGACACCCGCTAAGCTAATGAAACTTACAGCGGGTGACTTCCAGAAATGGCTACGCAAAATCATCCGTAAACATGGTCGAAAATTTGAGATCGGCGATCAGTGCAACTCTCCAATCGAGATCTGGCTTAAAGAGCTAGGTTACAATATCAACTTTCTCTGCACAGGGGAAATGGAATGGCAGCGGGATTCCGTTGGCTCTTGCATCAATCTTTTCTCAGGATGGACAAGCCTCTGCATTGAGATCTACCGCGAAGAAGATGGCATGCTTCGCACAAAGGCAGGGGAAATGTTAGATGTAGCGATGTGGGAAAAATCGGAAGAGTTCTTGATTGCGAGATAGAAATCTGGAGGCGATTCTTGAGTGAGCAACCTGAGAAAAGGGGAAGAGGCAGGCCATCAGGAGGTAAAAGTAAAGTTCATATTGATATGACATTTGATATGGATGTGGCAGACTTCTTAAGGTCAATGAAATCTGGAGTGCGTAGCAAGTTTGTAGAGGATTACATTAAACAGCATCCTCAATACGTTGAATGGAGAAGCAAGAAGCATGAAGAAACTTGAAATTTCTCTTGATCGAAAGCTTGCTGAATTTATTGACAGTCTTCCAGATGGGGACAGAAGTAGGTTTGTGAATGATCTCCTTGCAAGGGAGATTGCTAGATTGAAAGGAGAAACAAAACATGCCTGAATGGACAACTCTAGATGATCTGCGTAAAGGCGCTATCTTCATGGATCAAGATGGAGTACGGGCTGTAAAATCAGAGTATCGCTACTCAAGTTCTGATTCACAATGGTTGTGCATCTTGCTTAGTAGTGGAGAGTATGCACATTTTGTGGATGGAAATAAGGCGTTAGTGCGTGAGATAGTCATAGGAGAAGACTTAAATGCCAGGGAAGACTAAGATTGAATGGACTCATGTAGTCGATTCAAATGGTCTCCAGTTCATTGGAGAGTCGATTAATTCAGTAACGGGATGTGACAAAATATCACCTGGATGCGATAGATGTTATGCAGAAGTGTTAGCAGAACGTTTTAGGGGTACTAAGGGACATCCCTATGAGCAAGGATTTGACTTGAGGCTATGGCCTGAGCGTCTCGACTATCCTCTGAAGCAACAGAAACATAGAGCGTACTTTGTGAATAGCATGTCAGATTGGTGTCATGAAGATATTCCGGTTGATTTTGTGTTAGATATGTTTAGGATGATGTGTAGGGGTAACTGGCATATCTATCAGCTCCTCACAAAGAGAGCTAATAGAATGCTCCTCATGTTGCCTCAACTGCTAGATGTGATTGAGGAGGAGACAGGGGAACGTCAATGGCCCTCTCATATATGGGCTGGAGTCACTTGTGAGTCTTATGCACAGCGTGGGCGCATCTCGCATCTCAGGAAAGCTAAGGATATGGCAGGTATCCCTATCACATTCGTAAGTTACGAGCCTGCTCTAGGGCATCCATCTGGACTTGATCTGATGGGTATCTCTTGGATTATTGGAGGATGTGAGTCAGGTCATGGAGCACGCCCAATGAGCCTGGATTGGATGAGGCATCTCAGAGATCTTTGTCAGTATCATGGATGCAAATTCTTCTTCAAGCAATCCCTAGGTACTGATGGGAAGAAGATCTCAACTCCAGAACTTGACGGTAGACAGTGGATAGAGTTCCCTGATTTTGTGATGAGCAACTCATATCATCCGGTTGATTCGGTGTATCAACAAAAGATGAGACGGGAAAACCAGATAGCTACACTGTTCTAAGGAGGGAATATGCCCAGAATCTACCCGGTAGGCTACCGATCTAGAGCAGGTAGCCAAGTTGAACAACTCATGCAGGATAGTAAGACACTCCTGATAGATACACGCTACACGCCATGGTCTCGTAACACTCCAGAATGGCGCAAAGAAAGCTTGCAAGCCAAATATGGAGAGAGATATAGGTTTGCAGGTAAATTCTTAGGAAACGTCAATTATAGCAATGGAGGTCCTATTAGGCTAGCTAATCCCGTTACAGGCATTAAAGGCTTGACACAGTATCTTAATGAAGGACATGATATCATCATACTCTGTGGTTGTCCTGAATTTGAGCTTTGTCACCGTAAGGTCATAGTTGACTTGCTTAAAGGCGCAATGCCAGATGTAGAGGTTGTCCATCCTGGAATTACACCATCTCCAGGAATGGGTTTCTGTATCTCTATAATGGAGCCCTGGTACTGGATAATCATGAATGGCAAGCTACTCCAGGAACATGGCATACCTCCCAAGCTTATAGAGAATCGCACTTGGACAACGAAGTACAGAGGGTCTATCTTCTTGAGAGCTGGAAGCTTTGATAGTGAGTTCTTTGAGAAAGGCAAGCTTGCTTCATCATCTGTATGGCACGCCTTTAGTCGTATGATCGGTGATGACGACGCTAGGAAGATTTACGGGCTCATGCCAAAGAACAAAGCTGACTATGTTTCTGGAGGTGTAGCTGGGCAATGCAATCTTGTAGATGTTCTGGACTGGCATGATGATGGCGATTGGAAAGTGTGGGAACAATACGGGTTGCAACTAGCTGATATTAAAGAGATGCCGTTTGTGCAAATTCCTGGCAAGTTCAAACTATTCGAGATTCCAGTTTGTCATTGTTGTAGCATGCCTGCTCCTGATCACATCTCTGAGATGGTTGGAGAAGGGGACAAGGCCTATGGCAAGGATTCCTTCCCAGGACAGCCATATTGGCCCGTAAAACTGCTCTCACATGATAGATATAAAAGAACTTCTATTAACAGCTAAAAACCGTTGCTAGTATTACGTGAGTTTTCATACAATACTTGAAATACACTGCGACTAAAGCAACTTAGCTGCAATTTCTGCCGACAGATTTCTATCTGCCTGTGCAATCCATCAAGGGCTTCTTCGCATGTATGAGTGATTATCAACGGCACCTGCAATTTTACAGGCTTCTCGGTCTCATATGGCTGTTGTAGGAACGAATCCTTGCCAGATACCGACAAGACATACAGGTTGTGTGTTGACTGTCTCAAATAATCATCATGATCAAAAATCAAGATGGCTGGCAGTATGTTGTTTGGTCATCTTGATTTTGTGTTGTTCACGTGGTACTCTATCTCCATAACATTGTCCTTTTAGATATACAAAATGGACATAATCATGGATAACATAACAAGTAAGATATCCATGCCTGAAATGATAGATGAAGAGGATTTAGAGATATGGGCTTATTATAAAGCTAAGAAGCAATTAATAGCTCAATCAGGTGGACATGGCAGGATTGAATTTAAATTTCAAGATGACGGTTACGGGATACGTCTTGGAACAAAAGGTTTCTCAGTAACAGACAAGGCACGTAAAAGAGCCAAGCCCAATAGAAGGCAAGACATGCGTTATGCAGCTCCTTCTAATTATGACAAGTAGTAACTAACAACGGAATAACAAGTGCTTAGACAACGCGAAAAGCGTCAGGCATCTCTTTACCAGTGTAGCTGGTATTTGGGGATGCTATTTTTATGTGAGGTAACTCATGAAACAGATCAAGATCACTCACACTGAACGTCCAACCGGATTTGGGAAGCTTCAGAAGTATGAGTATGAAGGCGTGGTGTTCGAGAAGGGGAAAGTAGCGTATGTAGACAAAGATGATGAGGTTTGTGTGTATGATGGGGAAGAGAAGCTGAAGGATGCACTCAAGAGAAGTGGTGAGGTAGTGATAGATGAGCAAGCATAACGAGCATACAGCAAAGCTCATTGAGGAGAAGCTTAAGAGAGACTTCCCTGATATGGAGACGCATATCAGCTATTGGGAAGACAAAAAGACATATATAATTGATCATGGAGATACGCTACCTTCAAAGGAAATAAGAGAGGCAGTAGGGCAAAAATTAGAAGGTTACGCAAAAGAAATAGAGCAAGAACCTCCTAAACGACCCCGCGGAGTTCGTATCCAGAATGATGGTGGTATTGGAGCATCTACTAAGCTCACTGATGCTGATACAGGTGAAAGCATTGATCATATCTATCATGTGAGAGTGATTGACATTGATGTTAAAGATTGGTCTAGAGCGATTCTGTGGGCGTATGCTCCTGTTATGGATATAGTGGCTCATGCTGAAGTAGTAGAGTGTTGTCCCTGCTGTGGACAACAAAAACCTGACCTCAAGAAGCTAGACGATAACCGTATCAAGACCACCATTAACGACACTGATCTCGACCTCTCAATTGATAAGTTAAAGCAAATCCAGGACCTCCAGAGATCGACACGCGGAAATAACATCTATCCAGCAGAAGCTTTGACAGCTTTTGTTGAGTGGCTTCAAGATAGATACGGAATGGCTCACTCTTATAGCCTAGATGAGTTGTCTTATCGTGTGGATAGCTTTTCTGAAGCACAAGGATGGAAGTTCGATCAAGAGTATTATGATGAGGTAATTGGACGAGTTAGAGCCAATTATCCAGAATGAGGTAAGTAATGGATAGCAACAAATTTAACATCACAAATAGAGGGCATGTGATAGGGCAGTGCATAGGGGAAGGTCAAAATATCACCATGAGCTTTGGTGAAGAGTCTTCTATTAATGTTGTTCAGGCTCAAAGAAAGGTAGCACATACCATGAACGATAACACTGTACAGCCTAAAGAGACATTTTCACGCTTCAAGCTTGTGAGGTCTACTGATATCACCGGAATCTCTGGGACTGGTGAAATCGCAGTGGGCGTTCAATGGCCCGATGGCACCTGTCACTTGTTCTGGCTCAAGACTGAAACCAATGGGTACTACAAGAGCATTGATCAGCTACGGCAAATCCATTGTTATCCTGATGCTTCAGGTCAACCCAATGCGCATATTGAATGGATGGACTAGCATATGCCTGCTCTTGATGGGTCCTGGGCTACTGTGATTGTCATAGGGCTCATTTGCATAACCATTGTTATCTTGAAATGGATTGATACGCCTTAGAAAGGGAACAACATGTCAACAATACTACAACCTACATTCATCCTTCTCCTGTTTGTTCTCATTCGTTCAGGAGATATTGCTATTAGTGCAATAGTGGCTCGTAATGTATGGAGATCTATAATATATGGCCTCTTGGCACTTATAGCTCTATTAGGTATCTTTGTATTGTTCGGAGCACATTGATGGAATGGAAACCTCTTGAGTTATCCGAACAGGACAAAGCATTTCAGGAAGCAAGAGATCAGAACACCAGAGACATTGTGAGCATGTTTGCTATTACTCCTTCTATGTTGGGTGTCCCAAGCAAGCATGCGAGTCAAGAAGAGTATGATGCAGCTTTTGCAAGCGTTTTGAAGGAGATGTATGGAAAAACAGCGTGTGATTAAGATTGCTGAAGAGCTAAAAGCCAAGTGGAACAGGAAAGCCAGTGAAACGCTAGAACAGGCGCTTAAGTCTGTCTATGCACAACGTATAAGTGAACTGGCGATAATAGCATCAAGGCGTGAGGCTAAAGCTGATGCACTAGAGGAGTTGATAGAGAGATTAGAGGAAGAGGAATAGTATGCCCAAATTTCGCAAAAAGCCAATTGTTATAGAGGCAAATCAATGGTTCAAGAATGGAGACCATCCACAAGACGCCTGTTACCCGATTGCTTCAGACGAGGGAACGGGTTTCATGAGCGAGGGAAAAGTTGTTCGATACTATCGCACTCCAGACGGGGATGGAGGCCGTTTGTGTGAGCATTGCAAGATACGAATGCATAATCATGGCTGGATTGACACTCTAGAAGGTGGACACATCGTCTGTCCTGGTGATTGGGTGATTACAGGAATTAAACAAGAGATGTATCCATGTAAACCAGATGTATTTATTGCAACTTATGAAGAGGTAGTAGGGGATTACACAGTAGGCGAAAAACCAGAAGTCTTGCTAGCTGATAGGATGTTACGTGAGCAGAATGTACAGCTAGACAAAAAGATAAAGGAAGGTAACTGGTAACATGGCAACAACTAAAAAGACAAAGAAGACTCCAGCAGTCAAGCAAACGAACGTGATTTTCATCATCGATGAGTCAGGTTCGATGTCCACAGCAGCTAAGGATGTACGTGGAGGATTTAACTCCTATGTTGAGAAGCTCAAAGGAGATGGGAACAAGTATAGCCTAACTGCTATCAAGTTCGGTACAAAGGTAAGACCTCTGTTTGCTAACTTGTCTCTGGAGGAAGTCCCTCAACTTACAGACAAGAATTACACTCCTATGGATACTACAGCTCTCTATGATGCTATAGGTCATGGCTTCTCAGTTGCTAAAGAGAGCTGGAGTACTCCTGACAAACCATACGGTGAAAATCCCGTGATAATGATTATCATGACCGATGGCTACGAAAATGCATCAAAGGAATACAAGAAAGAGCACGTTATCACTGGCATTAAGGAAAGAGAAGCTGCTAAAAACTGGACATTCGTTTACCTTGGAGCTGATCAGGATGCATGGTCTATCGCAGGTGATTTAGGGATATCGCAAGGTAACACGATGAGCTATGCTAGCAGTGATACATCACGAACGTTTGATAATGTAGCTCATGCAACATCAAGAACTACTAGAGGTGGAAGTGGTCAAAGCTTTAGTTTCTTTGATGGAGGAGACTAAATGCTCCTATATATATGCGAAAAGTGCCACAAATGGCAAGATGTGTCAATAGTAAATGCATTTGCTACGTTGTTTGAAAATCTTGGACAAGCTGTTAGGAATGCTGGCAAAAATCCTCCCGTGCAATTTACAGAGCAGATTGTTCCCTGCCCTAATGGCTGTGGGAAGATGATACAGGTCAAGCCTGAAGACAAGATTGTTCTCTTCAAGGAGGAGACACATGGCAATAACTAATCTCTCTCCATACGGGCCTCTCAAAGGTGAAGTACTGTTAGCTAATGGCTCTAGAGTGCTGTTTGAAGCTCCTAAGTGGGATTTCTCCTATCCTATAAGTGGCAGTGAAGGATGTTGCACTATCAAAGCAGAGGAACGCCCAAATCAATCAGGTATATACATGGACGGAAAGCAGTTCACACAAAAGATACGAGAGGCGCAAAATCAGAGCATTGCGATAAATGTTCATTTGACTGAAGAAGGCAAGAGAGCATTCAAAGAAACTGTACTAGGCAAGGTAGAAAACAAACACTCCAAACCTCCTGTAAACAGTGATGATTGCGTAAAAGACATGTACGCACTGCTTCTTGAGTATGTAGAGACATTTCCAAGGGAGATAGAACTTGGGGATAGGGCATATCCTCTACTAAATCGTGTCTATGAGGATTTCATCAATAAAGAGACTGTCAAGAAGCAGAAGACTCACTCCTTTGTTGATGCTATTGAAGAGGCAAGAAAAGTACAAGGATACTATTCACCAGCAGTAATCACTAATGGAGATATTGTAGTTAGATGCCATGTTGCTCATCAAGCTCGTTATATCATCTTTAAGAGCAAAGAATGTATAGGTATGCACAGACACACTGATGACATTGTAGATATGCATGATATCGATATTTTCAAAGGTTGGTATCCTGCTGAGCCTGATGATGCAACATGGGCAAGAGCACAAAGCCTTTCTGAACTCATTGATAAGCTCAAATCTCCCAAGAAGCAAGAGGAGAGTACAGCACTTTTTGATGTGATAGGTAGAGCAGTTTTGCAGCACTTTGGTAGAGTGTTCACAGCTTCTCATGCTGGAAACTTTAGAATATCATGCAATGTGATGAAAAACTCTTGGGATGTACGTGAGCACAGTAGTATGGTGCTGGAAAACGAATCAAGAAAGACTGTAGAGGAGTTTGCCCAAAAACGCTGTATCAATCTCAAAAGCGGCTGGAGTCTTGTTAGTATTACGGGCTTAAGAGGATAAATATCATGGATTACGAAGTAAAAGAAGAACGGTCTGAAAAAGAGCCTGCGGGTATGGATGCTCTCTTGGAAGCCATTCAAGAGATGATACAGAAGACTGTTAACAAGGCTATGGAGGGATTTCAATACACGATTAGACATGAGGTAAAGAGTGAAGTTCGCAATATGAGAAAAGAAATAGCAAGAGATGTTTCAGAGGAGATGGTAAAGCAGATAAAGGCTAAGACAGGTGTGAGGAAATAGTATGGGCCAAAGCAATCAAGCTTTCATCTCCCTTATGAAGTCTCTTGAATCACAACAAGAAGAGCATTCCGTTGTCTGCTATGAGCCCAAAGCCAAGCCCAAAGATGAGGGACTTATCTGGCAAGAGTACAATGACCATCCTGCTCCATTAGTGCCTTCTGTTGATAAAGCATTGATTAGTGATACAGTATCACCGATAAGCTTAAACGAGGCATTTGATAGTGTGATGGCTGTTCATCACTTTTACAGAATGGTGGCTGCTCTTGCTGGTGTAGCTACTATTGCGATTATTGTTGCTATTCCACTTGTTCTTGTATGGATATTGAGGTGAGATGTGAAATGTCCAGAATGTGAGAAGCAAGGATTAGCTCCAGAACGGATCGATATCCTTCCAGGTGGCATGGTTACGGCAGTATTTATATCACCTTTTTATGATAGTGAAGGTAAGCATCACTATCATGATACAAATCGCCATACTGAGGACCTGAAATGTAGCAATGGGCATGAATTTACTCATACCAAGTCACATAAATGCTGGTGTGGCTGGAAGCAAGAGATAGAGGAGAATTAGCATGAGTGTAGAAGAAACTGAAGTAGATATACACATAGATCAAGATGAGTCTTGGTACGATGGGGATTACACCATAAAATGTGCTGTTACCCTATCCTCTCCTGATACCAATGGCAAGAAAATCACGGTACCTTATGGGGGAACTGACAAAGACATCATACAAGGTCAAGTGTTCAAGGATATCAAGGCATACCTAGAAGATCCTGAAGGATGGGCAAGAAAATATATCCTTGGGGGACAGAACGAACAAGAAAAGTTGAGAGAGTATGAAGCTGAAGCAGCAGAATGCCGTAAGGATATTGCGAGCTACAAAAGCTCTATTGAGTGGAAAGAGAAAAACCTGAAGCAGTACGAAGAGGCAATATATAAGCTTAAAGTGAATATGGAATATACAGGCAAAGAAGGAGATGTAACATAATGGGTAGAGCAATTTTGCCACTAGACCTATTAACAATCAAAGATGTGCTCATGCTTCCAGAAGGCTATAAACTTGTAAAAGCTGAACAGGATAACAAACACGGGTTTTTAACTGAAGTGGTGAATTTTACGGTAGAGTCAGATGAGGTACCCCTTTTCCCAGATGGAAAATTTCCAGAAATGTATCTTGAGTGTAAAGTAGAGTCTCATCCTGATGATCACGAATTCAAGAGAGTAACTATCACGCCTAAGCTTAGAGGTTCGTGTGATCTCTATCTAAACTTTCCCGTTGACGAATGGATGAGTATTAAACAAGCATGCGAGGACTTAGAAGGGAAAAAGCTAAAAAATAGTGAGATCATTGACATGGTTAAAAGCTATTGCAAGGATAAGATGAAAGATTTTGCAGTGAAGATGGAAGGAAATGCAAATGCTAGCAACATTAGTAGCAACTGATGGTTATTGGGGCGCATATGTGGCAACTCAGGAGATGCTTGAGAAGAAAGAGCAACCTCATTTCCTTGCTGGAATGTACATGATTGATAGTGCAGGCCATCATGATGCTTCTGAATTAGAGGTGCTCCAACATGGAACTGTACACATGAGTCCTGCATCATCTGTCCTTCCACCAGTCCCGTTTGAGAGACCGTCTGAGGTGACTGCTGAGATCAATAAGCGGTATCCTGAGCAGTTCACTGGCTACACTGATTATGGTAGTTTCTGGCAACAAATAGCCTATGCTGGCATAGAAAAGCCTGCAACAATGCCACATCGTGAGCCATACACCAAAGAGGATTGGCAAAGAGGCAGAGTCAGAAATTGTTTTGAGTGCAAAAAAGTTGCAGAGGTAAATAGATGACTCTTTCTGTTTTTCTTATTTGGTGTGCATGTCACTTCTTAGCAGATTTCCCACTACAAGGGCAGTACTTGAGTGACATGAAGGGTAAATCATGGGAGCATCTCTTTTACCATTGTGCTGAATATACAGGGGTATTCTTGCTCTTTGCACATGTGACTCCTTGGCAAGCTCTTGCCTTGTTTGTTCCTCACTTTATTGTGGATGCACTCAAATCACGATATCATATAATCCCATGGATTTGGCTAGATCAGCTTTTGCATATTCTAACTATAGTGATTATTCTAATGTTCATACATTAAGAAAGGTCATAGAGATGGACAGCAAAGGCCCAACAAAAGCTGAATACGAGGAAATGGTGAAAGTCTTCAGTCCTGATGATGTCATTGGAGCCTTTAGAGTTACACGTTTCAGTAACGCATTAGAAGTAAAAGTATGCACAATGAGATTGCAGAGAGACTTTGAATTCAGCTATATGATACATGATATCGAAGCAAGCGCCGTGATACATCAAGGTCCTGCTGATATTGTAGAGGATTGGATGAATTGGAGTGACATTTCTGCAAGTGGCAGTACAGACGGTTTTGTTCAGAAGATGACTTTGGATCAGATGAGTAAATGTATTGAACACAAAAAGAAATGGACAACAAGTAGCATATTCACAGAGGAGAATTAAATGATCAATCAACTAGCAATCTTTAAGCAACTTGAAGACATACATCAACAGGTACGTGAATTTGTTGAGAAGGAGTATCCAGAGTATCAAGTTATCCGTGTCGATAATTCTTCAGAGACGGAATATCTTAAGCCTTTAGGTAGTACATCTCTTGTGCTAGGGAGAAACACAGTGGAATTTAGCGTGGATGGTATAAATGCAGAACACACTAAAGAATTGCTTTGTGATGTAATGCTTAGCTCAGATGGTGAAATGTGTATTATGAGTGAGACAAAGCGTGGAAGGAGATTGTAAATTGACGCTATCACACAATAAGCACAAGAAAGAACAACAAGAACGTGGTGAGAGACAAAGACTCATCAGCTTAAAAGCTGTATCGAAGCGTGGCTGGAAGCGAGCAAGAGCAAGAGCTAGACAGAAACGGAAACAAGCAGCAGCAAAAGCGTAATTTTGTCCACTTGTCCTCTTGACACTTGATTATGTTTTGGGTGTGTGCTATAGTTGATGTAGTGAGTATATTCGGAACATTTTGAGAACTCTGTTCAGGGGTAGTCGTATGACTGCCGGTGTTCTGGAATAGGACTCAGATTATGGAGAGTGGTAGAAAAGGGAATACTAATCAGATTATGGAGTCTCTACAGGTTGCCGCTGGGGAAAACCTACTCTTTGAGTAACTGACATTAGCCAAGGTCGTGAGCACACAGGAGTAGGGAGTAAAACGCAGGCGTCGGCACACGCCTATCCATAATCCATGTGAGGTGCAAATCCTCACCTTTCCACTCTTACACAATAGAATATTTCAATGCCAAGATAGGCGCAACGCCCGGGCATTTTCCTTCAATCAATATGAACGAGGGAAGATGTCCGGTTTTTATTGTTCTGAAGCAGGAGAGAATATATGTCATCGGTGAGAGCAAGATTTTTCTTACAAGAGGTAAGAAGAGTACCCTACGGAAACACTGAAGCAACCAATATCACATTAGCGCCTGTACAAGGTGAGCCATTTGGGCCAGCTACACCACAAGGGACTATTCAAATGCTCATCGTCAACCCTGCTGCTGCACAAGTGTTCTTGAATGCTCCTATCAATCGGCAGTTTGACATTCTTGTTTCACCAGTAGAAGAGACTAGCCAATCACAGTAAAAGAGGGATATATGCCATACGAGATTGACGGGAAGCAGACAGATGTAGAGGATGTAGTTGAGTACACTGATCCTTATAAGGGGAAGCACAAGGCTACCATTAAACATGTTGAACCTAAGAACGGGTCCCACCATGCAACACTAGAGACTGAGATTGATGGTGAGGCAAAGACACTTGAGGATGTGCCTTGGCATGCAGATGGTGTGCAGCATAGCTGGAGACACTTAGGGGACTAGGAGTCTATTCTTGAGACAAGAGACAAGCTTGCAAGTTGACAAAGTTGACAATCATACACGTGCGTTAAGCAGAGCGCAAGCACGTAAGGAAGCGAAGGAAAAGTTTATAGCATTTCTTCGTGAAGATCCTAATGTCTCTTTTGCTTGTGAGCATATTGATATGTCTCGTGAGGCTGTATACAAGTGGCGTGAAGCAGATCCTAAATTTGCTAAGCAGTGGGACGAGTCTCTAGAACGAACAAAGGATATAGCTCGTAGCTCGATTTACCGACGTGGTGTTATCGGGTGGCTAGAACCGATGGTAAGCCAAGGGCAGATTGTCTATGAAGAAGAACCTGCTACTGATGACAATGGAGATCAAAAGTACGACAAGCGTGGAAAGCCTCTCATGCGTAAGACGAACCCTGTGATGGTTCGTAAGTACAGCGATACTCTAGCCATTGCCTACGCTAAAGCGAATCTCTCTGAATACCAATCACCAGAAACAGAAATTAATACTAATATTCAATTAGTCAATTCCACTACTTTGACCATTGATACCCGTTCCCTAGCACCTGCTCAGCTTGCAGAAATGAAGTCGTTTGCCCTCCGATTGAAGGAGGGCAATGCTCATGCCTAGATATGCAGTTCCCTCTATTCCAGCTACTCAGAATCAAAAACTTGCTGATACTCTCCTAATGATTGCTGAAGCTGAAGAGATGAGACGTGATCTCAAGCAATTTGTTATAGGCGCGTGGAAATATGTTGATCCTGCACCTTTTATTGGCAGTTGGTATCTTGACGCTATTTGTGAACATTTAACCGCATTATCACTAGGGAAAATACGGTTTCTATTAATCAATATTCCTCCTAGACATTCAAAAAGCACTATATGCAGTGTCATATGGCCTGTGTGGGGATGGTTGCAAAAACCTGATGAAAGGTTTCTCTCTGCTTCTTATAGCTTGGATTTAGCTACTAGGGACAATCTCAAGAAACGTAACCTTATTGACTCACAATGGTTTCAGGAGAGATATGGACAAAGTTTTACATTGGCGACCGATACGGGGTTGATGGAATTTACTAGAGAACCTGACTTTGATCTAAGTAAAGAACAAAACGCAAAACGATTTTTTATGAATGATAAGTTAGGGTATCAAATGGTTACCTCTGTTGCGGCAAGTGCTACAGGACATGGTGGCAGTGTTTTAATTATAGATGATGCTCATGCTGCTGATGAGGCATATGGCAGTGCAGATAGAGATGCAGCAACACGGTGGTTTAGAGAAACATGGTCGAACCGCATGAATGATGCTAACCATGACAAAATGATGGTTATAGGACAACGCATTCATGAAGAGGATGTTTCAGGTATTATCTTGTCTGAAAGGCCTGATTGGGTACACCTTAATCTTCCTGCTGAATTTGAACCTGCAAGAAAGTGTTTCACCTCCATAGGTTGGGAAGATCCCAGAACTAAAGAAGGCGAATTATTATGTCCTGAACGCTTTAATCAGGAGACAATTGCACGATACAAGAGAGATCTTGGCAGTATTGGGTATGCAGCTCAATACCAACAGTCACCAGCTCCTTCAGGCGGCACGCAATTTAATAAGAAATGGTTCCGGTACTTTACTGAAACTGAAGAGGCATACATCCTAGAGACTCCAGAGGGAACACGTTCAATCCTCAAAGAGCGATGTAGGATATTTTCAACGGTTGACTTGGCAATTAGTAAAAAGCAAACCGCTGATTTTACCGTCTTCTCCATATGGGCCGTTACTCCAGAACGTGACCTTGTTCTCATTGACATGATTCGAGGTCACATTAATAATCCTGATCAATTAAAGCAATTGCGTCTTTTAAATCTTCAATATAGAGGTATCTATTTTAAAATTGAAAGCACCGCCTACCAAGTAGCATTAGTCCAGCAAGCTCTTATTGAAGGTGTTCCATGTCGTGAATATAATACTACTGGCAAGGGAGATAAAAAGGCACGTGCCTCTATGGCATCTATATGGATGGAAAATGGAAAAATCTATTTCCGTAAAGGTGTCTCTTATCAGAATGACATGGAAACAGAGTTGCTTTTATTCCCCATGGCAGCTCATGATGATATTGTTGACACTTTTTCCATGGCTGCTGATGATATCGTAAATCCATCCGGTTCTATGATTTGGTCTATGGATGATGATGGTGATACTTCCATGGAACAAGAAGTAGCAGATGGTACTCAATACCCGTCTGTGTTCCAAGCGAATCATAAATCTATCAATGAGGATGAGGGTAATTGGTTTGAAAGTGGGGTGGATGGATGGGAATAGTGAGCTGGACAAAAAACATCTTCAACAGACAGACAAAGAATGATCCTTCCTATGCTGTAGCAACACAATTCTTTTCACCTGGACAACCTGTCTGGAGTGATAAATCCTATCAAGCTTTTACAAGAGAGGGCTATAGGCGCAATGGCACGGTCTACAACTGCATCAACAAGATCTCAGGTGTAGCCTCTGGTATTAAGTGGAAGCTCTATACTGATGAAACAATGTCGAGAGAAATCAAGACTCATGCGCTATTAGACCTTTGGAAGAAACCTAATCCCAAGCATGCATCAGGTGCATTTATTGAGCAAATCTTTGGTTTTTGGCATATAGCAGGCAATTCCTATATCTATGCAAATTGTATTAATCCCAATGAACCACCTGTAGAATTATGGACATTGCGACCTGATCGAACAAAAATCGTTATAGGTGAAAAAGATATTGATGGATATATTTATGGATATGGTACTTCTGTTGCTCAAGACTTTGATGTAAATGAAGTTTTACACTTGAAGTTTCCTGCTTACGATAATGATTTTTATGGTCTTTCCCCTATTGAAGTTGCCTCTAACCTCATTGATCAGCAAAATGAGGGAAATGCTTGGAATACCGCTCTCATGCAAAATGCTGGCAAACCTGCCTCTGTTTTCTTTGCTAAAGGATACTTGACAACAGAGCAGAGAAGTCAGATGAAGGAAGAATTACGACGTAGGTATTCAGGTAAGCGCAATTCAGGTATGCCACTTCTTCTAGAGGGTGATATGACGTGGCAACAGATGTCTATGAGCCCATATGAGCTTGATTGGCTAGAGTCACGTGAGCTCAACACGCGTGATATTGCAAGCATCTTTGACATTGCTCCTGAGTTGGTTGGGGACAGTGCTGGTAAGACTTTTGCTAATGCGAAAGAAGCTAAATTATCTCTCTATACCGATAATGTTCTACCCAAGATGGACAGATTTAGAGATCACATAAATATGTGGCTTGTGCCGATGTACAAAGATCTCAAGCAAATGGGTGCATATTACACATATGACACAGCAGATATTGAAGTACTACAAGAATTGTATCAAGCAAAAAGACAGGCGCAAATAGATCAAATCAACATATTGTGGGAAAGTGGACTTTTGATGCAAAGCGATGCACAAAAGCAACTTGCTTTACCTGTCAACAAGAATGGTAAAGTCTATCGCTTGGGTGGGATCTTGGTAAGACAGGAAGACTTTGATAAGTATGCTGAGCAGAGCTTGACCATGCCTGCAGCTCCACCTCCTGCGGTTCCTGAGCCTCTCAACTTGCCGCCTGCTCAAATCGTTGACTCCGTACCTCCAAAGAAACCGACTCCAGGAAAACCACAACAACAGGAGGATCAGGCAGGAAAGAGCCGCTATCGAAAATCAAGTCAAGATGCAAACTACAAGACTTGGAAGTGTGCTCCTGATGCATGCGACTTCTGCATGGAGAATGATGGCGTGATGGTTGGGATTGATGACACATTCCCTAATGGCTGTAGTACTCCAGATGATTGCCATAAATACTGCTGTTGCCAAGCTCACACTTTGTACATCCCTGATGAGGTTGATGCATCTCATGTTTCAGGATGGGGATTTGCAACTCTTGCTGCAGCGTTCGGTGTAGCTTTGCTTGCAAGTAGGCATGCTAGAGACGTAGCAGCACAACGTGAAAAAGATGCTCATTCTTCAGACAATAGAGATGACAATACTTCTAATGGTGATAGTGGTAAGTCTCACAATGGCATTCAGAGAGCCGTAAAGGACAATGAGCATACTGGAGTGATGATTGCACTCTTCATTGATCCAAAGGTATCTAAGCAGCTTGCTATCCCTGATGGAGAGCCCGCTGAAGACCTTCACATTACTCTAGCTTTCCTTGGGGATAAAAACGAGATTGATCTCAATATTCCCACTCTCAAGAAACTGCTAGCTGGTTATGCCTCTGAAGCAGCTCCATTAGAAGGCACAACAAGTGGAGTCGGTCGCTTCAGTCCTTCTGATCAAAGTGATGGACTCTCTCCAGTGTGGGCTGCCGTCAATATCAGTGGCTTGCAAGATTGGAGAGCAAATTTAGTAAAACAGCTTGAAGCATCAAATATCACTATTGCTAGCAATTTTGACTACCAACCCCATATCACTCTAGCTTACATTGATCCTGATGATCCTATGCCAATAAATGATATTCCTGCTCTTGATCTCTCTTTCAATGAATTATGGCTTTGTGTTGGTGATGACCGATATTCATTCTCTATTGGAGATGAGCAATATGCTTCAGAAAAATCGAACATTGATGCAATCCTCAACGATATTCAAAGTTATCTCTCAACTATGCCAGATAAGGAGATTGAAGCACTTTATGAGGCAAAGAGTGAAAAGGCAAAAAGAGAACTATATCAAGACACTGCAACCCAAACACGAATTCCGCAAAGGGATGAGGGTGATTACACTCGACAAAAAGAAGAGAGCACCAAATCAGCTAAGGAAAATCGACCCGCGTTATCGTCGTTACAAGAATATAGACGTTTAATGGAGGCAAAATTATCATGACGGTCAATGTACTTATTCCAAGACCTCCTGAATTCAAAGCAATTTCTTATCAGGTTAAAGCAACTGATGATAAACGAGGTATTATTGAAGGATTTCTAAATGTCATTGGCAATATCGATGAAGGCGATGATCGATCAATGGCAAATGCCTTTAAAAAGACTTTGAATGATTCTTATGCTCATAAATCTGCTCATAGTCTTGAATATCTATGGCCTTATCTGTGGAACCATGACCCAAGTGAACCACCAATAGGCGGTATTTTTGATGCTGATGAGGTAAAGGCAAAAGGTGATGATCCTGCAGGTCTCTTCATCAAAACGCAGCTTATTTTGGATATAGAGAGAGCAAGAAATGTATATTCATGTTTTAAGGGTGATACTTATAATACTGGTCTGTTAAAACAATCTATGGGATATAAAACTATACGCTATGAATATGTAAATGAAAAAGGCAAAATGATTAGAAATCTATTAGAAGTAGCAATTTGGGAAGGAAGTGCAGTAGTGTTTCCAATGAATGACCTTGCTGTGGTTACATCAGTAAAGTCCAAAGATGCTTCAAAGATATTTACTGTTCCTGAATTATCTATACAAGGAGATAATGCTGTGCTAGAGAAATCGGCTTCAGGCAAAACGACCTGGGCTCTTGCGGACAGAGATACCAAATGGGACTCAGGACAAGCCAGTAAGGATATCCAAGAATATGCTGCTGACGGTGATGATCTCGACTGGAAAAAAGTTGCGCAGTGCTTCTTTTGGGTAGCAGAGAATCCGCCTACCAAATTGGGGGATTGTAAACTTCCTTTTGTTGCCAAGGTTGGGGACAAAATGATGGCTGTTCCTCAAGGCATTATCAGCGTTGCAGGTGTGCTACAAGGCTCTATGGGCGGTGTAAACATACCTGATGGTGATGTAGCAGGAGTAAAGGCAAAAGTCGCAAAATATTATTCTAAAATGGATATGACACCTCCATGGGAAGATAAAGACAAAATGAATGAGAACAAACCACAAAGAAAAGACTTCAATACTCTTTTCCAAGCAACACAAGCTGCTGATTGCCTAGAGGATTGGGGGGATTTAGTCAATACTCTTACCCAAGCCATGATGGAGCTGTTTTGCATGGGAGATCAACCCCAAGCTGATATGAGTGCTGCCCTTCAGCAATTTGAAGAAGCTATTGGCCCATGGACTGAAAAAGCAATGGGTTGTGGGCTTGCTAATTACATCAGTGACACCTATGGCTATTCAAGCAATTGTTATGTCCCTTACAGCTTACGCGTAGGCGGCTACGATGCAATGTCACGGGGTGATAAGCCTGATATCAAGTCAGGTGCTCGTTTCTCAGATGATACAAAATCGGCACTTTCTGAACATGTCAAGAGCGTGATGGATGTATCGAAAAAGATGCAAAACATGTCAGATGAACTTGCGCAGAATGCTGGCAGCCTGCAGAAAAAAGCTAGCGATCTTACGAACCTCTATCAATCTGAAGACCAAGGTCCGGCCTTCGCTGAAGACAACGACAATGGAAAAAGCAACTCACAGAACATTCAAAGTGAGAAGCGCCGTGAGCCGCCTCCACAGACACTCACACGCGAAAAACAGCCGCCCAAAAGCACTGAAATCACAATAGATGATCTTGAAGCATTGCTTGCTTAAATCAACATTTAGTTTCAGAACATAAGGGAAATATATACAATGACTGTATTAGCAGAACTGAAGGAAAAGAATGCGAATGTGGCACATCTCTTTAAACAAGCTTTAGATGAAGAGGTTGGGCCAATTCGTGAAAGCACAAATGCCCTGGAAGCACTTTCAGGAGAAACAAAACAATTTATTGAGCGGCTTGAGAATCAGCACCGTAAGCTTGAAGGTGAGATCAAGGATTTAGCGCAGAAAAATAAGGATCAAGAGGCAGTCATCAAAGCATGGCAGGCTGCTGCTAATCGTCCTGGACAAGGTGCTGGTAACGATCCTGAAGCCGAGAAGAAATCTCGAGTTAGCGCATTCCAGAAAGCTCTTAAGACCGGATGGGGCCGTCTCTCTTCTGAAGAGCGCAAATACGTCAAGCATGATCAAGAAGCTGGTCTCGAAACTGGTATGACAGTAGGTCATGGGCAGGACAACGAGTACAAAACGCTTTTTGAAGCTGATGCTACAACTGGTGGCTTTCTAACTATTCCAGAATACGTCCAAGAGCTTATTGAAGCCATTGTGCTTGTGTCTGACATGCATAGCCTTGTCGATATCCGCACAACGACTAAGCCTTACGTCATGACTCCAAAGAGGACACAAACCTCATCTGCTGTGAGAGTAACGGAGCAAGCAACCCGTACTGAGACACAAAATCCAAAGTTCGGTATGGTACAGGTGTTTCCTTACGAGTCTTATGCACTCTGTTTAATCTCCAGAACTGATCTTGATGATAGTGAACTTGATCTAGGCTCATTCATCATGCAGGACTTTGGTGTGCAGTTTGCAAAACTTGAAGGTAATGAAGTCATTAACGGTCTTGGCTCTGGAGTAGGGCAATGCCAAGGTTTCTTGACTGATACTGGCATTATTGGGAATGGCAATTTCACTCTCAGTTCTACTGCAGCTACCTTTGCAGTGGGTGACTTCACCAAGCTCATGCACAGCCTGAAAACCGGATACCGTAAAGGCGCGTCTTGGGCATTCACAACCGAGACCCTAGGCGCTATTCGCGGGTTGACTGACTCTCAGGGTAGACCATTGTGGACTCCATTTGGTACGAATGACCTTCCTGGACAACTCTGGGGATATCCATACTATGAAATGCCTGACATGCCGCAGATGGCTGCTAGTGCGTTTGCGGTTGCATTTGGTAACTTCAAAACTGGCTATCAGCTTGTTATTCGTAAGCAAGTTAGTATTCAGGTATTAATGGAGAGATACGCCGATCAGAATGCGGTCGGTTATATGGGTTATTACAGGTTTGGCGGTGGTGTGAAGCTTGCAGAAGCAATAAAAGTGATGAAGCTTCATAGCTAATCTTTAGGAGTAGATAAACTAGTGCTCCTGATTTATTGATCATGATTGAAAATTGGGAGCATTCAGAGGATAGATAAATAAATGGCAATTTATGACTTATATAACAGAATTGGTGTAGTGCCTGATCTTAACCCTGCTGCACATGCCGCAACTGTGAGCTCAACAGGCATTGACCGGACGGCTTATGAAAGCGGTGTAGATGCACTTGTAGCTGTATTAGAGGTTGGCGCTTGGACTGATGGCACGCACACGTTCAAATTGCAAGACTCTCCAGACAACACAAACTGGACTGATGTAGCTGCTACCTACTTGCAAGGCTCATTTACAGCTATTGCAGGTACAGGTCAGCAGAATGCGGTACAAAAGGTAGGATACTTAGGTAATCAACGGTATGTAAAAGCTGTAGATACCGTATCAGGCGCAACATCAGGCGCAATCTACGGCTTGCTTTGGATTGTAGGCGGTGCTCATAACCTGCCAGTTGGTAGTCCAAACTAAGCTGATCTGCCATGAATAGTAGCGGTGTCATTCTTAATGGGTGACACCAGCACAGATAGATTTTGAGGTTAATATGAGTGTAGATCCTACTAAGGTTACACCTCCTGTGGAAGAGGATACAGGTAAAACACCTGTGGTAACTGGAGATACTTCCACAACTAAGAGTGCAACACCTCCAGAACAACCACCTACTAAGAGGGCTCCTGTTGCTACAAGTGGGCGTGTGCCTAAGCGTGGAAACATTGTTGATTATGTGCTCAAAGACGGTTATCACCCTGGAGAGAAAAGACCTCTCATCATTGTCAAGGTCTGGGGAGATACACCGGATGCTCTCATTAATGGTCAGGTGATTACTGACAATGTAAACGATTTCATCACTGCTCATCCGGGTGGTAGTGGTCAATTTTGGGTTACTTCTGTTGAGTGCGATCCAACAGGTGAGAAGCAAGGCACATGGAGCTTTGCTGAATAAATTGTCATGATCAAAAATTAGAAGGATAGTTTGAATGCCTGTATCGTATCTAGTGCTCAATGAACCAAGTGTCGAGCCTCTTTCACTAGCTGATGCAAAAACGTTTATGCGTGTCGATTTCGATGATGAAGATACGCTAATTGCTCAGCTCATTGTAGATGCAAGGAGAGAGGCGGAGAAGATACAGAAACGAGCACTGAGCACTCAAACTATCCAGGCTACTATTGAGCCTGATCCAATGCCAACAGGGTCTCTGTCCGGTCCTGTGGGCGTACCGTTCGACTCCTGGAGACTAGCTGAACGTCCTGATGTTCCACTCTTTGGGAATGCACTAGTCGGCTTAAAAATGCCAATGACTCCAGTGCAGACACTCACAACAGTTGAGTATCAGCTCACAAAGATGGATGTACCTGAGTGGACTGAGCTTACAGCATTGGATGACGAAGGCAATGCCAATTATCGTCTAGATCAGAATGTTGATCCAAATAAGCTGAACATTTTTACCATATTAGCTGCAACACGCTATAGACTCACTTATGTTGCCGGATACACAGCCTCACAGTTCTTGCCTGGAAATACCTTGACACTTCTAAAGCGTCTTGTTTCACATTGGTACAACAACAGGGAAGACGCAGAAGTACCACAAAATATTATTGACGCATTTGCTAGATATAGAGTGTGGGAGTTGTAGGATATGCCAACAAATCCAGCAATTGTTCAATCAGGGAAAATGAATAGGCGCATTGCATTGCAGACGCCTATAGATACTCCTGACGGACAGAGAGGCGTAACACAAACGTGGGCTACACTTCCAGGTTGCTCTAGAGTTCCAGCCAAAATGATGTATAGTCCTGCTCCACGAAAAGGAGATGAGTCTTGGGTGGCTCAACAGGTATATCCTAGTGCATTTGTCGTATTTGAAATTAGATATAGACCTAATTTAAACATAAATGATATTCAGCGTGTGGTGTATGGAGATCGTATATTTAACATTCGATCAACTGGCGTGCCTGATGAACGTAGAACGAAAATATTATTGCAGTGTGAAGAAACGCAAGCGGCAGGTAGCACACACTAGAAAGGCGTGATTTATGTCAGTAACGATTGAAGGTGCAGAGTCAGTTGAAGCAGCATTAAGTCAAATCTCTGCTGAAGTCTTAGCAAAGATCATGCCTGAATTCAAGTCTGCAGCAGATGGAACACTTGTAGCAGCTCAGGATCTTTGCCCATACGATGAGATACATCACAGAGATGATGATATTCACCTAAGAGATTCAGGACAGACAGCGAAAATAGAAAACGGGTATGAAGTATCATTTGGGAATGGATTGCTAGATGGCGGTGATAGAGCATGGTACGTGGAATTAGGAACGGTAAAAATGGCATCTCAGGCATTTTTGGGACCCGCATTTCAAGAAAGCTGTACGGAGTTACAAGCAGCCTTAGAGGAGATATTGTAGACATGACTAATGCTGTAAATGCAAACGGTGAAAACTTTGCGCAATTGATGGGAAGACTAGGTGAAAGTTCATTTAGCACAAATATCAAGCAATGGCTAGATAAGCTTCACAGATCGACAGACGCGGTGACAGCGTGGTCTATTGGGACAGATATTATTGATGTTTCTAGCAAAAAGAGCGAATGGAGAAAAATGGTAGCAGGCCCTTACACAAGAGTAAAGCTTACTTTTAGTGATGGAGCAACAAAATATGGCAAATATTTATTTCCTGGCAATGGAACAATAGAAGATGATGAGGATGAAGAGGAAAACTGGAATTGCATATGGGTAAGGCAGAAAAGAGAAGATGACCTATGAAAAGAAATAGCATCCAAGTAGGTGAGACTTTTCTTACTCTCACTCCTAAACTACTCATTGTCTCAAGATCTGAATACATTCTCACTCTCTGTGCAAGCTGCGGGTATAGGAAATCATCATTTGTTATCGATGCAAGCCTGAAGAGGGAAACTTGGGAATTCCTAGCAGTAAAGCTTAACCAGCTAGCAAAATGCCAGTGTTCAGAGGTGCCAAATGGTACAAACAGCGTCAAGTGAGATACAAACAGCAGTATCAGCACTTCTTGTACCTGGAGATGTGCTTGATGCTACTCTTACTAGTTTAGGCATAACTGGTGTGTTTGACGATATGGCTGTACCAGAAAATCAGCCATTCGATTATCTAACCATAGGTGACATTGTAGAAAAACCGAACAATACACTAGGTAGAAGAGGATATGATGTAACGTTCACTATTCATATATGGAGTAGAGCAAAAGGAAACAAAAATGCACAAATGATTTTAGCTAGATTAAATCAACTGTTAGATCAAGTACATCTAAATCTAACAACACAAGATCATGTATCAACTATGTATGATTCAAGCAAATTTTTACCGGACCCGGACGGGTTGACGTTACATGGACTCGTTCAATATATGCTCTATAGTGAGGAGTAAGGCACATGACAGCACAGCCTGGATATATAGCAATTATCCAAATAGGACCAACACCTACAACTATAACAGGTATTAAGAGTGTCAATATCAAGATAGGCAATGACATTCTTGATATTACAGCTCTTGCAGACGGTCAATGGAAAAAGAAGATAGGCGGTCTAGCTGACTACACAATGTCATTTGATGGCAATCTAGATATGACTGATGCAGAACAAGCGGCTCTACAAGCCAATATCATCACTAATCCTGGAACGAGTGCAGCTTGGCTTGTTGCTCCACTTGGACTAGGAACTGGCAAACCCAAGTACTCAGGTACAGTACTGGTAAAAAGTGAAGGTATCAAGATTGACGTGAAAAGTGAACAAAACGTGTCATTCGATCTTGAGGGAACCGGAGCAATTGTGTCTGGAACGCTGTAAGAGAGGTAAAGAGATATGACAGCAATACCAGGATACTTAGCAGGCATTTGGCTTGCTGTACAACCAAGTATCACCTTTACCAATCTTGTCTTAACAGATAGTGGAGATCATATCCATTTCTCATTATCAGAAACGGACATCCATCGCTATTGGGACCCTGATGTAGCCTTGACGGTTCAAACTGCTCCTGATGGTAGCACCTGGACTACTGCCAATCCCTCTACCTATACGGTGCAGTACGTTGGAGGCATGATCACATTTGCCAGTGCTGTTACAGGTGGCACACCGTCAGCCCGTGTAAGCGGAAAATACATGGCACTCGCATTCATAGGCGATGCTAAGAGCGTAGACATCAAAACACAATTAGATGTAATGGACTCAACAGTATTCACAAATCCACCTGTGCCTTGGAAAACGAAAATAGCCACATTAGGTGATAGTGATGTCAGTTTAGGTAAATGGTGGATTGATACATCATATCTCGGCTATCTTAGTCAAAGACTGCTTCTATCCCTCTATAATGGGAGGAATGCACAACAAAGATATGAATGCTTTGCACTCATGAAGGATGATAGCATCAAGATATCAGAAAAAGATCTTACTAGTGAGGATCTAAGTTTTACAAGCGATGGAGCAATCTACTTTATTGCTTCATAGCAATTATTGATCATGATCGAAATTAAATGTAGGGAGATATCAATGGACACCGATAAAATTAGAACACTTTGGATGGATGACGTTCTGGAGGAATCTCCAATTCCAGAGAGCAGCTTACCCAAGACACTACAAGGAAAAGGCGTTCACTTGGTCGTTCGAGAATTGGATGCCGATACAGCAGGAAATATTCTGAATAGCTGTAGTGATAAGGATGGCAACACCGATCAGAAAAAGCTTATGGCGAAAATGCTTATTGCCAGTGTAAGGAATGCGGATGATCCTGATGGAGGACCGATTTGGAGCAACGGTTTCTTGCAGCCATTGCTAGCCAAGAACGTTAGGCCGCTTGTAGCAATAGCAACACAAGCGATCAAGCAGAGTGGACTCAATATAAAGCTTGAAGAAGAAAAAAAAGACTCAGATCCGACGATCGTAGAAGGTTCTCTTTCCGCTTAGCAAAAGACATGAAGCGCGTAGATCCTGACAAAATGCTAAAGGAGATAGGTAACACAAAATTCAATGAGTGGATAGCATTCTACACTATAGTGCAAGAAGATGAAGAAAAAGCTATAGAGGATGCAAAGAAGAAATAATTAACACTTAGACCATGCTTAAAGCATCAGGTGTTTTCTCTGGATAGTTCTGGAGAGAGCACCTTTTTTGTTGGAGTAATCACTTTGGGCGTTCTTGGTACAATGGTGGTCAACTTCACAGCAAATGTGAGTGGACTGCAAAGCGGCGTAAATCAAGCAAAGAGCAATATAGCCGATCTAGGCGGGACAGGCAGCAAAATCCTTGGCGCTACTGCTGTTGCCTTTACTGCTGTAGCGGGTGCTGCTATTGCAGGAGGTATTGCTGCTACCAAGATGGCTGGTGATTTCCAACAAGGCATGACAACTCTTGTAACAGGAGCAGGAGAGTCAGCTAGCAATATCAAGATGGTTTCCAATGGTATTCTCGATTTAGCCATACAAACAGGTACATCCACAAAGCAACTCACTGACGGGATGTACATGATAGAAAGTGCAGGCTTTCACGGTAAAACGGGCCTTGACGTGCTGAAAAATGCAGCGGAGGGGGCTCGTGTAGGAAATGCGGATCTAGGGGTAACTGCGCAGGCTGTTACGGGGGCCATGCTCAACTACAAAGACTCCAATCTTACTGCATCTCAAGCTGTTAACACCCTTGTTGCAACAGTAAAATCAGGACAGACAAACATGGGAGATTTGGCTCATGCATTGGCAAATGTAGAGCCAATAGCCGCTAAATCTGGTGTTTCACTTACTGATGTATCTGCTGCAATGGCAACAATGACCGCGAAAACTATCCCTGCTTCTCAGGCCTCTACCTATCTTAGGCAGACCATCATGGCAATAGAAAACCCCACATCAAAAGCTTCTGATGCTATGAAAGCTCTTGGTCTCAAATCTGAAGATGTTGCTGCTGAAATGAAAGTCTCTCTACCTTCGGCATTAGAAATGATCACTGATGCTGCAGGCAAAAAGTTCCCCGTTGGAAGTGCTGGTTATATTGCAGCTATTTCAAACATGGTCGGTGGCACAAAGAGCATGCAAGGTATTATGAACTTGACAGGCTCAGACTTAGCTACATTTAAGGCAAATGTTGATAATATTTCTGGTTCAGTAAAATCGGGTGGCAGCACTATACAGGGTTGGTCAAACGTTCAACAAGACTTCAATTTCAAGATATCGCAAGCGCAAGAGACTCTGGAGACCATGGGTATCAAGATCGGCACAGCTTTGCTTCCAGCAGTAAGTAATCTTCTATCTGCTGTTATGCCTATTGTTACCTCATTTGGCAATTGGATTTCAACTAGTGGTATCTTGGTTAATGCTACAAATGCATTAAGTGGAGCTATCACGAATGTAGCTAATTTCGTGAAAGGTGCTGTTACCTTCTTCCAACAAAATCATGCTGCTATGCAAGCTCTGCAAGTAGGCGCTGCTGTTCTAGCTGGTGTTCTTGGTGGTCTCTTAGTTGCTGCTCTTGTGTCCGTAACCATTGCTGCTCTGCCTGCTATTGGTGCATTTCTTCTATTTGCTTGGCCGTTCTTGCTTATTGGCGGTGCTATAGCTCTTGTTATTATCTATTTCAATCAATTAAAAGCAGCATTCCTTGCTGTAGGTGCTGCTTTAGGGGGGAATGCTGCTCTACAAGGTCTGATTAACATGCTCAAGGACCTTGGGAGCTTCCTGTCTTCTGTCTTTACACCACTATGGGATTATCTTGTGAACACAGTCTGGAAAGGGCAGCTCCTGCCAATGTTCCAACAATTAGGGTCTGCTCTCTCATCTCTCTCTCTCTTGTGGCAAGCATTAGCAGCAATTGTAGGCGTAGTAGTCATAACAGCAATAGCAGCACTTACAGGCGTTATAACAGGATTAGCGAAAGGATTTGCTTATCTGATAACAGGGTTAGCTGCTGTTTTAGCTGGTATTATTCAGTTTTTCACTGGAGTAGTGCAGTTTGTAGGCGGGATACTCCGTGTCATTATTGACCTTATAACAGGTAATTTTAGCGATTTAGGCCCTGCTCTATATCAAATACTGCAAGGACTTTATAACATTTTTGTTGGTTTATGGACAGCAGTTGTAGGGCTGTTTACAACAGTATTTGGCACTATATGGGGGCTTATATCAGGTTTTGTCCAAGGGTTTCTTGGCTTCTTTGTGAGCCTCTATGATCAATTGGTAGGACATTCCATCATACCGGATATGGTAAACGGTATTATCACATGGATAGGGAATATGGTGACAGCAGTCGTATCGGCTGTTGTAGCTTTTGTATCAAATTTAATTAGTTGGTTTATACAACTAAATGTAGATGCAGTACAGCAGGTACTAGGTCTTGTAAATGGGGTTATCAACTGGTTTTCCCAGCTTCCAGGAAAAGTGATGGGATTTTTGAATACTCTTCCTGGAATGATAAGCAATTTATGGAATACTATTATAACAGATGCAACAAATGCAGGATCAAATATTGTCAATGGTATAGCGAATGGAATACGAGCAGCTATAGGAGCAGTAGGAAGTGCAATAGGCGCGGTTACTGATTTCATCTCTGCTCACTTGCCTCATTCTCCAGCTAAGATTGGTCCTCTTAGAGATCTCCAGCTACAAGGGTCTCTCATCCCTGAGCAGATCAGCACTGGCATTCTCTCGAATATGTCCAAGCTCGACTCTACTATGAATAAGCTTCCTTATCCAGGAAGTAGTAGTACCTCAAACTCATCGGCTGCAGTCCTAGCTGCACTAGCTGCTGGTAACAGCAATGGCAATAACCAACCAATTGAAAACCACATTTACATAGATGGTAAGGAAGTCACCTCAAAACTTGGCCCTCATATAGCAAATGCAATACGAGCTAAGGGGGTACGAAAATAATGGCGGTCACAACTCTCACTCTCACTATTGCAGGAGTCCCCTATCCCATATTGAATGATGGCAGCTTCAAGCTCTCCACAAAGATTGATGAGTCATCTGAGCTAGATCTCACTGTCCTTGATGTAAATAGTGCATGGATATTCAGCAAAGGTCAACAAGTAACTCTTACTGATACATTGCTGGGGACACTCTTCAAAGGATATGTGAACACTTCAGAGATTATAAAAGCTCCTGGCGCTTCTTCAGTACGCTATCACCAAATAGTATGCATAGATAATCATTTCATTGCTTTAAAGAGGACAACCAATAAAACATATACAAATCAATACGCTGGTGTAGTCGTAGCAGGAATGATAAATGATGTTCTTGCGCTAGAAGGTGTAACAGCAAATTATGCAATTGATGAAGATAATACACAAGCAAATTTTGCACAGGGAACACTCTCAGGTACGGCTGCCACAAGTAACAATGGAGGAGACCTTGAATTAGCGGCTGCTGGAAATGGCATAACGATCTTTGAAAATAGCGCATCTACCTTTAGTCAAGGCACGCTTACGAATATGGCTACTACGGGAAGTGCTCTAGGACCTAGTGCAACTGCCGCTATGAAGATACAGGCAACGCAAAGTATCGCAGCCGTTACGAATAGCTACTCCTATATCAAGTTTTGGACTGGCTCAATAACAGTCGTTTCAGGCAGATACTTCACTTATGACCTATGGATATCTTCTTCTAGCCCAGAAGCAAAAATCGCTCTAGACCTTGTATTTAGTGATGGATCAACTTTACGAGATAATGCAGTATCTAATAATGGACAGTATTTTGATGCACAAAACAAAAGTCCTCATCCAGGAACGGACTTAAAAGGATATGCAACGGATCAGTGGTATCACCGATCATTTCTGATGGACACCTTTGCTGGTAAAACAATTGTATACGCGATGTTCGCCATAGAAGGCGATTCATCAGGTACCTATACAGGGTACGCAAAAAATGTAGTGTGGCTCGATAGTGGCGGTACAAATCACGGCACGTTCTTTAGCGGAGGACCATTCGGTTCAAATCTTCCACAACAGATGTATAGGCAGGGATACAATGATACGCCCGTGACAATCGTGAATACCTATGATTGTTCATCGGCAAATCGCGTATCTCCAGGATATAATATTAGTCCTGTCAATATACTCAAAAGCTCTTTTCTTACCTATCAGACAACACTTCCAACAGGTTATAGCTTTTCAACACAGTACTCCATTGATGGAGGAAATAGCTACACCCCATGCATAAATAACACGTCACTGCCTGCCTTGCTAGCTGGACAGTCCTTATCTGGTAAAACTATTCAATTTCTTCAATCGTTTACGCAAGGTGCAGGAGCCGATCCAACACAGCAGCCAATGCTCAATTCTGTAGAGATGGTTATGCAGCCATCGTATAATGCTACAAAAAGCGATATAAATGCAGAATATACTACTACTGCACAATGGAATGGTGGTTCATTTACAAACGCACAAGCAGCAAGTAACACTATTGCGCCATTTGGGGCTGTAAGAAATTGGGATAGCGGCAGCATCAGCGGGGCCATCGCTGGACAAACGCTCTTTGGAGGAGGTGCGACGGGACCAAATAACGCGAATAGCTGCTGGCAGTATGTAGACTCCAGACAACTCAGGATGGAAGTCCATCAAAGCACAGAAGGTCGTTCTAGAATGGATTTCGCTGGAACGTGGGGCGACTTCCAAAAGGAATACGACGTAGCAGTTGACAATACTCTCATGAAGGTTGGAAGTGTATACAGGACAACAGGATGGTCAAACTATGATGGCACGTTTGCTTATGCTCTAGAGATCATTGGGACATCTATTAAGCTCTTTAGAGGCTCAAATAATGCAGGGGCTTCAAGTAACTTTTCACCAACGCAAATAGGTACTGCAACAGTAGGGCTCACATCACAAGCAATGCATCATATTAAGATTGTTGTAGTTGGATCAAGTCACAATATATATTTTGATGATACTCTTGCATTTCAGATTACGGATGCAACCTATGGAGCGGCAGGCAATGTGGGCGTTCGGATCTCGAATACTTCTACAACAGATGGATATATTGGCACATTTGATAATTTTGGGATCTCCACAACGAATCTCTCTTCTGGGAGCAATTGGACATCACAATCAATATCCCTATCAGGAGCAGGAACCTATCTTAATTCTGTAATCCAATGGGATGATGTCTCAACTGACACAACACAGGTAGCAAACAATTTTTGGGCAAGTGTCAATGGCGGGAGCACATGGCAACTTTGCACCAATGGAGGGCCTCTGCCAAACCTTACACCTGGGCAGTCTCTTTCCGGTGTTAATCTCCTGCTTCAAATGCTCTTTAGCTGCAATACATCTACTGTCTTGCCTCAAATCCAAGATATGACACTCTATGTTTTAGGCGGATTTAGCTCAACTGGAACGCGTATTTCTCCTGCTCTCTCCTTGTCTCCTGCACTTGTATGCGGCTCTTCCGTCGTGAATTGGGAGGCAATTACGCCTCCCAACACGTCGGTTGTAGTCGCTACAAGCCCAAACGGTTCAACAAGCTGGACAAACGTCAACAATGGAGGAGCAATAGCTGGGCTCACCTCACAGCCTCTTGCATCCTTGGATAGCTTTGCAGTTGATACTCATCTCAACTATACCCATCTCAACAAAACTGGAGGATCGGCAGGCACCTGGACATGGAACACGGCTAGCTCACGACTAGATGTCTCAGGTGGCTCTAGTGACATGCAGCTTTCTAATCCAGTTTGGTACAACACCGGATACTCATACAAGTATAAGCTCACAATCGACCATACAAAAGTTGTTGGAGGAGCAGACCTTTCAAGTTTTCCTGTTCTTGTACATATCATTGATCCTAATCTTGCTCATGTCTCAAATAGAGGATTAGTACAAAATATTCACGGATACGACATCATATTCAGCGATAGCACAGAGACAGGAGCACTCTTTTTCGAGATTGAATACTATGATCCTGTCATTGGTGAAATTGCAATGTGGGTATCAGTAGCTACTGTTTCTCATACAGTTGATACCGTGTTCTATATGTATGTTGGCAACCCTTCAATATCTACATCTCAGGAATTTATTACAGGTGTATGGGACAGTAACTTCAAGCTCGTTATGCACTCTTATGATAATGCAGCTTCTACTTCAGTAAATGACAGCACATCTAATGCAAATGACGGAACTGCACAACAGAATACCAACCTCCTATCAACTAGTGGACAAATAGGTAAATCTCTCTCATATAATGGCTCAAGTGATTATGTAAATATTCCCAATGCTTCTAACTTAAATACAGTTTCTACTCTTACATATAGCTTCTGGATTAATCCAAGTGCATTTAACCAAGCATCTTTTGCTAGCGCATTTGGATCTTATGGAGCAACGATTATAGACAGAAATGAGGATGGAGGCACAAACGGATATATTATCGGTATTGATACGACGGGTAGATTATGGTGGTGGCCTGCAGGATCTCAAGACAAGTTTTCAACCGCAACTATACCACTAAACACTTGGACTCACATAGCCGTTACGTATAGCTCAAGTACTGTTATTATGTACATTAACGGTGCACAGGACTCCTCTCAATCATCGGTTGCTCCACAGGCAGTAACTCATCCTCTCAGGATAGGCGGGAAAGCTTGGATTACTGGCTTTTTTCAAGGTGATATCGATGAGGTGCATTATTCCAATTCAGTGAGGACTGCAGGGTGGATCGGCACTGAATACAACAGTCAGTCTTCCCCTTCTACTTTCTATAGCGTGGGACCATTAACAAGTCAACCGTCTGCTTCCCCCAAGGATGTTGATCTCATTATTGACAGTGATAGAGCCGATCAAGCTGGACTTGTCTGGAGAGAGCAGGATGCAAGCAACTTCTATGAGCTAGATATTTTCGATAGCGCATCCAGTGCAGGTTCTACCAATGTTCTGAAGCTGTTTAAGATTGTAAGCAACGTCAAGACTCAACTTGGGTCAAGTACAGCTATTGGCTTTACAAGAGGGACTCCATACCGCGCTAGAGCTACGATGATCGGCAATGCTATCACGGTCTACTTTGATGGTAACAGCGTGCTCTCAGCAACAGATAGCTCAATCACGGCTGCAGGTAAAACTGGCTTGATCAATGTCACGGGCTCAGCTCACTTCTATAACTTCAGAGTGCAGCCACAAGGACAAAGCTTATCTGGAGTCAACTCCTTTACAAGAGTTACCCTAACGAGCACCGATCCTACTGCAACACCTGCTCTTACTGATCTTGTTATGGCTGCATTGCATCCCAACATCGCACTAGGGTCATTAATACCTACTGCCTCTTATCTCTATACCTACATTTCAGCAAATATGGATGATTTGTCTAAAAAGAGTAATACCTATTGGAAGATAGATAACAATCTCAATATGATCTTTGCTCTCTATCAAGCAAATCCAGCACCTTGGATACTCACCGATAAAGATATCATGGTAAGTGGCTTATATCTCAAGAATAGCGGTGATCTCTATAGAAACAGACAAATAATCACAGGAGTCATTGCAACAGGAACGGATACAGAAAAAAAGGCAGGTGATGGTACAACACAATCGTGGACATTAGGTGGAATATTAGTAGAAGAACCAACGATCTATCTAAACAATCAACTGCAAATCGTAGGCGTGAAAGGTGTAGATACAGGCAAGGATTTTTACTGGACTCCTAATAGTGCCGCAATTGATCAAGATAGCAGTGGAGCAATCTTGCAAAATACTGATGAATTGTTTTTCCCTGATTACGTCTATCAGTTCTCTACAAGCGTTGTAGTTGACAATACCGGACAATTCCCTAACACGACTTCACAAGCTCAATTTGCTGCTATCTCAGGAGGTACAGGCATTGTTGAGGAGGTGGAGGACGTGAGCAGCCAAAACCTCAATATCTCAGCAGCCACATTTATGGCGAATGACCTTCTCCAGAGATTTGGTGTAATTGGCAATGAAATACAATTCAACACGCTACGAACAGGTTTAGCTATAGGACAATCAATTCCTGTATTCAATCCAGAGACAAGCTTGAATGATGCATTGATGCTCATCACTGAGATAGATGTTACACAACAGACAACAATAGATGCATCTAGCGGAAATCCAACACAAATTTACACAAGCCTTATCACGTGCGAAAGTGGGCCGAATTCCGGGTCCTGGTCAAAACTTCTGGCAAGTGTATTTGATTAGAAAGGATAATTTCAGATGAATTACGTATATGTCACAAAGAACTCACAGAGCGATAAAGATACTATGAGCAGTTATATCGGCACTAAGCTTGTAGATACTGAACCAGACTTTCTTGTGTGGTTATGGACAAATCCACAAGCACCGGATTTGCAAGCAACGCAAGGTGTGAATCCATCGGTTAACGTCATTGCAATGGCAATTATCAATATTATCAAGACTGATTAGATGTTAGCAGTCAGCTTGAAGCCTACATATGAGTATAAAACGCAATTATGTAGAGGAAAGGCAAAAGACGATTTCTGATTTCACTACGATCAATACCAAGTACAACACTAATACAGATGCATCACCGACGTTTACAAACACGGCGCTTGCATTTGGTGGCTCTAGTGGGGCTAATGAGCTTCGTTGGTGTCCTGCAAGTGCAGGAGGTGCAGCTATAGCATCTGCAAACTGGCCTTACACCACTAGACCAAGTGCAGGCACGGCTGCTGTCCCTGAATTGTGGGCGTTTACAGCAGACACAACCGGTTTGAAGGTTGCTACCTATGATGGAAGCAAAACCAATTCTAATGTTTTGCAATGGAGTTGGGATAATTTAGGAACGTTTGCGGCAGCTCCTCAATTCTCAGCATTTGGAGATAACACGCACACAACTCCTAGTGCAGGAACACAACCTGGAGGCCAAGCGGGTAGTCCCATTGTCAACGGACATGCAACGGACACTAGCTCTACAAGCTACCTCAAGATTAATGCTTATGGCAATGGTTCATCACAAGCCCCGGCAGCAGGAGCGGCTGGTTCAACGTTGGCAGTTACATCAGGAACAGCAGGAGCAGTATCACCTGGAAGTGCAGCATGGTTGTCAACTTGGCAGTCTGCGCAAGGATGGACACAATACATACTTTGTACTGCGACTCCAGCAGCAACTACTGCTAACACGTGGTATTGGACAATGGCTTTGTTTATGGGCATCAACATGAGCACAGGCAGCGCAATCACACCTGTTATCTCATTCCAATATGCATTTTCTTGATTAATACACGCACAAGAGGCAGGCTTTCTTCTTGCCTCTTTGGAGGTTCCAATGGGAAAATTTCAAACAAGTTTAGCCACCATGGGCAATGTTATTAATCCACAACGGCCATGGTGGGAAGTAGTTCTTACTACGGGTAAAAAAGTATCAGAGCATGGTGTGGTAGTTAGGGATGGCATTAGGCCCATAGATTGGACTCTTGACTTAATATCAACAGGGGATATCAATAAAGTCAAAGAGGTATGGTTGCACTTTCCTAAAGAACTATATCACCATACCCGTATTGAGAAAGGTAGCCCTATCCATCAGAGAATAGACGGCAAGATAGGGAGTGCTGTAATTCCCGTGAAAGAGCGTGGCTGTGTCTTCCAGATGAAAATCAAGACCCTGGATAGATTTATGGGACAGAGTGCAGATACTTTTGAATGCCAGATTGTAGGAGCAGTTGGGGATAAAGAAACGGGATTATGCCATTGTTACATATGGGATCGAGTCTTGGGTCTCATTGCCTATAAAACATCTATATATGACTTTGGCACATGGAGGGACGGTATAGCGCCTCTGCATAATATTAGTCATTCTGTTGTTGGTTTGAACTTATCCTAATCATATGCATCAAATGTACAAGGAAAGGAGGTGAGAAAGAATGGCAACACAGACAATTAGAGGCTCATCAGTCTTAGATGGCACATTAGCCACAGCTAGTAAGATGTCCTTGAATGCAACAGGCGGCACAGAGACATCGAAAACAACCACGCTTACAGGGACAAATAATTTTTCTGAAATCTTGTCTCAAGGCGGAACGGAAGCAACCGTCACTGCGATTCCTGCAACGCCTACCGGAAAAGGTTGGGTTTATGACAAGCCAGGATCAGGAACGTATGCTGCTGGAAACTGGAGTGCAACAGTCACGTTCACCGGAGACAATACCTCTACCCTTACTATTCGCTTCTTCCGATATTCTAGCGGCGTATACACATCTATAGGGACAATCTCAAAAAGCGTCACTGCCAATACAAAGACAGCCTATGCATTTACTGCTACCAGCATGTCTGCTATCACATTTGGCGCAAATGATCTCTTGTATGTAGATTTGTGGCTTCAGGATACAGTACAAGCTATATTGCCTATTATTTTTGAATCTACAAGCGCAACTGCTGGTGTTGCCAGTGATATGCAGGTTATCACATCAGACTTTACGGCGGGTACCACTAATACCAAAGATCTGTCCTCTAGGTTTCGCTTAGGCAAGGCGCTTGATTTAGCATCTCGATTTAGGCTTGGGAAAGCCCTAGACTTATCAAGTAGATTTCGACTTGGAAAGGCGCTAGACCTAGCGGCACGCTTCAGATTATCTGTTACCAACATTAAAGATCTAGCCTCTAGATTCCGCCTAGGTAGAGCACGTGATCTCTCAAGTAGATTGAGACTAGGCAAGGCATTAGATTTACTATCTCGTTTCCGGTTAGGAGAAGCAAGAGACCTAGCAACGCGATTTAGACTATCATCAACAAATACAAAAGACTTAGTATCACGCTTTAGACTAGGAAAAGCCTTAGATCTTGTTACGCGTTTTCGCTTAGGGCAAGCCCTTGATCTATCGGCACGTTTTTTACTTGGAAGAGCTAGAGATC